TCAGGGTAAGGGTATAGGTTTGTGAGCGCGGGACAACTGATCGTCCAGGTAGTCCGACCACCACTGCATTATCTCGCGGCGCTCCTCCAGATACTGCGCATGGTTGTATGCCCGGCGCACCTTGTTTTTATCCTTGTGGGCCAGTTGGGCTTCGATCGCCCTGTCCCGAAAGCGACCCGTTTCGTTCAGGATGGTGCTCGCTAGGCCGCGGAACCCGTGGCCAGTTTGTTGCTCCCCATAGCCCAGGATCTCTAGCGCTCGGTTAATTGTTTCGCTACTCATTGGGACCGCGCCCGGCTGTCGGATGCCAGGGAACAGGAACGCGTAGCGACCGGAATAGACTTCCAACTCATCCAGCAGCGCGAGGACCTGACGCGACAGCGGCACCAGGTGAGGTGGTCCATTCAGCTTCTGCTGGCGTGTGCCTTTCATCCGATCCGACGGGACTGTCCACAACGCGTTGGGGCGATCCCACTCCGTCCACTGCGTCCAGCGCAGTTCATTGGTCCGCACGAAAGTGCGCATCATGATCTTGATGGCGAGTCGAGTTTCAGGCCGGCCGTGATAACCCTCCACCCTCAGTAGTAGTCCGGGAAGATCGGTCAACTCGACGTGCGGGTGGTGTTCCACCGGAGGCTTCGGCTCCAGGAACTGCTCAAGGCCATAGGTGACGTCAGCTGGCGCGCGACCGGTACCCACGGCGTAGCGGAACACCTGACCGACGCTGCTCAGGACCCGCGCCGCCATTTCCAGCGCACCGCGGCATTCGACACGACGTACCGTGTCCAGCACCAGCTTGCCGGATACCTTGGCGATCGCTATTTTGCCGAAATAGGGATAGGCGTTGGTTTTGAGGGCGGATGTCATTCGCTCAAGATAAGCAGGGCTCCAATGGTCGACTCGGGTGGCCAGCCACTCTTGCGCGATTACTTCGAACGTGTCGGCTGCAGCTATTTTGGCGGCTGTTCGCGCAAGGTCGCGCTGTACGGCCGGATCCAGCCCGGCGTGCAGGTGGGCCTGGGCTGCGGCGCGCTGTTCGCGCGCCTTAGCCAGTGGCACATTGGGATACTGCCCGAACGTCAGGGACGTCTCTTTCTTCGTGCCCGGGCGTCGGTACTTCATGCGCCAGAATTTGGCGCCAGATTTCATCATTTCGAGGTACAAGCCGCCACCATCGAATATGCGATTTCCACCGGTGGGCTTGTATCTTGCCTGCCGGCATTTCGCATCGGTGAGGGGAATTACTTGGCGAGGCATGTGGCCGCTACTCCTTGATTTGGGTTATTTGCATTTCGTCCGCGTTGTAGCCGTCTGGATTGCGTAGCCAGGCCAGGATGTCGCTGCCGCGCCAGGCGGTGAAGTGGCGGTTGCCTGTGGCCGGCTTCGGCGCAGTGCCGTTGTTGATCCGGTAGCGCCAGCCTTCGCGGGTGTACGGAATGCGTGGTGCGAGATCTCGCCAGCGGTATAGGCCATCAGGGTAGATAGTGGGCGCCGGCGCGCGACCGCCGCGAGTGGTGGCCGAAGGAGTGCGGTTCTGGTCGGCAGAATCGTTGCTCATAGCCGCAATTCCCTCCAAGTAATCACATTGCTCGCCGCAGCCACCAACCGCGGCTGCACGCCCGCCGCACGCGCCGCCGCGACCCGCATGGCCAAGTCATACCGCAGCGGCCGACGCGCCAGCGGGCGGTAGGGAGGTGGCGTAGCGTCAGGGTGGTAAAGCTCGATGTAGCGCAACAGGAATGGCAGCAGCGCCGCCGGCGTTGGGACGGGCGCGAGCCACCCCGTACGCTCAGCGATCATGGTCGCTAGCTCCGCTGCGGTCGTAGATGCCTTGACCATCGCCCCGGCTTTTTGCAGCAGATCTGCTGCATCGCGGCGTGCCGTTTGCATTGCTTCGGATTGATGGCGGACGGTTTTCATGCCGCCTCCCGGTGTGCGACGGCGCTGGCCAGGCCGTCGGCGATCCAAAACACAGTGAAGGCCTCGGAGGGCGGCGGTGGTGCCGCCTTGAGGGTGCCCAGCACCAGGATCGTTTCCAGTCGGCTGTCGGTGGCAAGGGCGTCAACGAGCCCGAGCGCATCGGCGCGACCGGCCAGATCCAGCACGTCGAAGCGATCCAGAATCAGGCACCGCAGGCCGGAGACTTCGGCCAGCGCGGTGCCGATCAGGGTGTCCACCCGCCAGCGCTCGGATTCGGAAAGCAGGCGGTAGGGCCGACCTCCCCAGGTGATACCCATGTCGGCGGCAATCGAGGGAACCCACCAACCCGCCAGGCTGGCCAGATCGGCGAGCTTTGCGTTGAACGGCTGCAGGGCTTCGGCCAGGAGTTCACCCGGGATGCCGTCCGGCGACAGGGCCTCGCCGATGGTCAGCCAAGCCAGCACGTCCGCGTGATAGCGCGCTGCGTTGGCCGTGCGCTCTGCCGCGCTGGTCGCGGCCTGCTTGGTGTTGAGCAGCGCCTGGACGCGATCGTCAACAGCCTTGCGCTCATTACGCAATGTCGCTACTTTCGCGCGCGCCGCCTGTACATCACCGCTCTGGATCGCCTCTGGCGTGGGCTGCTTTTGCAGCAGCGCGGCAGCCGCTTCGGCCGTGGCGATATCGCGGCGGTCGTTCTCGATGCTGCGCGCCATCAGGTCGCGCGCCTCGATGGCCTTGGGCACCGCGGCGGCGGCTTCGGTGTCGCCAGCCGCGCCGATCTTGCCGTACTGGCGCTCATAGGCCGCCAGCGCCGCCTTAATGTCCAGGCCAATCCCAAAGGCCACGTTCTTGGAGGCCTCGGATGCCCAGAGGCGCGAAAGGCAGGTAGCCAAGTCGTGGACCAGGCCGGCGCGCGGCCCGGTTCCAGCCTTGGCCTCCAGGGCGGCAACGTGCTCGACAAGGATTTGGTGTTCGGCCAGGTCGAATTCCAGCTTCTGGCGCAGCGCCGGCAGCTTGTCGCCTTGCGCCTGGAGGGCTGCATGTTGGTCCCGCGTGGCCGCGTAGGCGCTGGCCTTCTGCTCGAGCGCGCCCAGCGCCTTGGTGTGCTGTTCCAGCTCGGCGTCGATGGCGGCCAGCGCACCGCGCTCGGTCACCAGGGCGGCCTGGTCGAATGCCGGCACATCCGCTGCCCAGCCCTCGGCCTTCTGGCTGCCCCATTGCTCGCCGGTGGCTGCCTTCCATGCGCCCTTGGCCTGGGTGGCTTCCTGCTTGGCATGTTCGGCGCCAGCCGGAAAGCCCGTGCGCAGGATCGGCTTGATCTGCGTCACCAGTGCCGCGTCGCAGCCACGCGCCAGGAGTCGCCGTTCGATGTCGTCGGGACTGATTCTCTTGCCGGCCAGGGTGAACAACAGGGTTCGGCGCTCATCGGGCTTGCCCGCGGCGAAGCGGCGCGGGTCCAGCACGTAGGGAAGGGCCGGCGACTTCGGGACCAGCGCCTCGCCCGACTGCGTTCCCTTGGGCAAGGTGATGCCGACCGTGCCGCCGTCCAGTTGCAACGCCACGGCGCCCGTACGCTGGCCTTCGGTGACCAGGGCGCCGAATTCCTTCTTGTACTCGACGCGCTCGGGCTCGCCGAGCAGCGCCAGCCGTACCGCTTCCGCAATGCTGGATTTGCCGTTGCCGTTCTGGCCGGCGATCAGCGTCACCGGCGTGTGCAATTCCAGATCGACGGCGCGCGCGCCTTGGAAGTTCTCGATAGTGATGTTGGTGATGCGCATGGCTCAGTCCTCTGCCTGGTCTTCGCCGTGCTCTTCGTGCCACTGCTTCCAGCCCTTCACCCACTGGATGCAGAGCTGGCCATCCATGACCGGGCAATCGGATTCGGGCTGGCCCGCGGCGGCGGCGTTGTAGCCGTCTACGCACGCTTGTTCGAGCTGGTCTTCGGTCGGGCCGGCCGGCGCGTCCGGGGGCGGCAGTTCGCGGAACTCGGCGTCCACGACGTTTGAGTCGCCGCCGCAGGCCTCTTCCATTCCGTCGCCGTCCTGGTCGGTGTACTCCTTGCCCAGGTTCATGGCGCGCTGATCCGCTTCGCCGCGGACCTTTTCCATGCCCGCCGCATGCGGCTGGGCGTCGGCCACCACGATCAACACGGCCTTGCCCTGGGAGTCGTACAGGTCATGCAGCGATTCGGCGCCGCGGCCGATCTTGATGACGACCTTGGCGCCGTCCTTGATGGTGACCTGGTCCAGGTCGCCTTGCACCACGGTGCGGCCTTCACTGGCGATCAGGTGCACGGCCATCTTGATGTTGGCGTCGACGCGGTCGCGCAGGCGGTCGATGATGTCGTCCTGCTTGGATTGCGGAAGCTTTGCCCAGGGCTTGGGCAGCAGCTTCAGTTCCGTCACCAGCGCCGACAACAGATCGCGGCCGATGGTCGTGGCCGTCATTTCGCGCGGGTCAAAGGATTGTGCGTTCATGGGATGTTCCTTGCATTCGAGGTGTCCGCCCAGACGGACGGAGCCAGGTGGGCGGATTACTCGGGGGCGGGCATGCGTCGGCGCGGCGTTGTGGGCCTTTCTGCGCTGAAGTCGGCCCGCGCGGGCGGAGCATTGGCGGTACGCTGTTTGGCCGCGGTCAGGGAGAGGCGGCGCGATTGATAGAGTTGATGCAGCCGGGCGCGCTGGCCTAGGTCGTCTACGCCGTCGATCGAGTCGCTGGCCAGGTCAAGGACGTCGATGGTCTTGGCGCTAGTGATCTGGTGTTCCACCTTGGCCGGGTCCAAGCCGCCGCCTTCATTGCCAGCGACCGACAACTCGGCTTGGCCTTGCTCGCTGGCACGTGGCTGGGGCTCGGAAGGGGTAGGGGCGGTGGATGCCGCGCCCTGCGTCGGACTTCCGGGCTCGGCTTGTGCCTGAGCAGGGCCGGGATTTCCCTGCAAAGGAACGTCGCGTGCCTCGACGTCGGTGGCGTTCGGATGCTTGGATGCGGCCGGTGAGCGGTTGGCCGCGGCCTGTTCCGAGGTCTGGACTCGTAGCGAATCCACGTCCACGCTGACCACGCCGTTGGCATCCGGCTTCGCTTCCAGGGTGTCGCGGACTTCTTCGTCCGAAGGCAGACCCATCAGAAGCTCGGGCGCGTAGATGCGGCCGAAGAATGCGCCGGCGCGGTACCGCAACATCTGGCCGGGCATGGTTTGCCACTTGCTGCCGTTCTTGGTGTACCAGCCTTCTTTCACCGCCAGTTCGATGGAAATCTCGTCGGACTCCAAACGTTCGCCGGTTTCCTTCTCGATGACCCAAGCCACGCAGGTGCGGTCGCGGATCGTTGTTTTCTGGACAATCGTTTCGCGGTACCGCTTGCCGCGGTCGTCGGTCTTCCATTCGAAGGTCGTGTATTCGATTTCGCGCTCACCCCGTTCGCGGATGTCAAAGCGCAGCGGGGAAAATCGGCCGCAGTTGTTGATCATTGCGATGATGAACGGGGCCGACCATGAGGGCCTGCCCTCGATGATGTGCAGGTTCTGCATGATCATCAGCGGGTCAGCACGCATCCGCTCGGACATGTTGAGCGCAACAACGCAGTTGGCGAGCGCCTTGGAGTTCTCGCGGGTGTCGGTGACGTTGCCGTACTTGTCCTTCTTGTCTATGGTTGCCCGATACTGTTCGGGAACGAGGTCGCTGCTGGAAAGCAGGCGGGCGGCGCGCTGCATCAGTTCGAAGCTCTGCAGATTGCCGAAGCCAGGGGCGACGGCCGGCATCTGGGCCTCGGGCGCGGCCCGCAGGCTCTGAACGGTGGTAGCTTGTGTCATGATCTGCGTGCCCCCTGCTGGTGGCTGCGATAAGCGCGGTACCCGGCAGCGGTGGCCAGGGCCACGCTCTGGCGTTCTTCCGGCTTGGCATCGGTGTGGTACTGCTTGACCTGGCTGGCCAGGAACAGGGCAGAGTCCCAGGTCAGGTGCTGGGTGATGACCGACTTGCCGGCCTGGTCGGTGCGCTGGACGTAAACGTCGCGGCTAACGGGGTGGAGGGACATAGGGGCTCCTGTGGTTATCGGAAAAGGCAGGACGACCAGCGCGCGCAGTACTTCTGGCTGCACAGGACGCTGGAGGGGTTAGGGGGAAAGAGGCCGCCGCGGAACATGGCGGCGGCGTGTTCGATGAGGCCGGGCTTGCCGGCTTCGCCCACCATCACGCGGCGGGCATCGAAAATGGGGCTTACCGCCGCCGCCGGCCGGCTGCTGGTGGACAGGGCGATGATTTGCGAGCCGACCGTTGTGACCTTCTTCGTGGCCTCGTACATGAGCTGGTAAGTGCCGGTCTGCGCAGCGCGGCCCTGGGTCACCGCCTTGCCATCGATCAGGACGCGCGTGCCGGTCTTGACGTCGGGCACCACGATGCCGCCTTCGGTCGCGGCCACACGGGCTCGATCCATGGTGCCGGTGAGGCGCACGGTCATGCCGTTGCCGCAGTCAATATTGAGCGGGTCCAGCGTCGTCTCGACGTCGATGTACTCGAAGCGGGGCGCGACCTCGGCGCAGTACTTCACCAGCGCGACCAGGGCGATGCGCTCGGCCTCGGCCAGCGATAGACCGTCCTGCGCCATGTCAACGTCCTGGTCTGGGTTGTGCAGCTCGTCAACCAGGACGCCGGCGGCGTCATCGGGTGTGCAAGGCGTGCCCTCGAGGCGGGCGCGGTCGTAGGCGGCCGTGCCGGCGTGCACAGCGGTGCCCAGCAGGGCCCGCACGCCGGCGGGCTTCTTCATGCCCAGGATGTGCGTGCCTTCCCAGGCATGGGCGCAGTCGAACAGCCGGCCCCAACTGGACGCGCGGACGGTGAAGATATTCGGTTCCATGTCGCCGGGTCTCGTCAGCGCGCCGCGTGTTGCTCGGCGCTGGCCAGGTGACGGTGCGCGGCCGCGTCGAGCGTCGGGCCCAATACACCGGTCATCGTGGCTAGCAAGACCGTGCCGCCCGCGATGAATGCGGCATACGCGGCGACGTCCAGATCCAGGCCGGCGCGTCGCGCTCGACGCCACAAGATTCGAAGGCCTCGGCCAACCCTGCAAACAACGGGACCACGGGTGCGGTTGGTTGTCATGAGCGGCCTCCCAGCTCCAGGCGGCAGATCTGCCCGGCGCGTTCGGCCTGGTCGACGCCGAACATGCCGAAATGGCAGATGGACGGCGCAATGCCGAGCGCGCTGGCCAGCCAGGCGTACGCGGCTTTCCGGTCGTTGCCGAAGCGGTCGCGCGTCAGGCGATGGAAAGCGAACTTGGACTCCTTGCGTGCCTTGATCGTCTGGCGATCGGCCATCACGCCCAACGGCAGATCCGTATCGGGGTGCAGGCCGATGTAGGCCTGGCACTGTGTGCAGCGGTACACATACGGCCAATCGCCAAAGGACTGGCCGTTGTAGATGTCGCTGTTGTTGGTCAGCTTCACCGGGCCGCCGCAGCAGTGGCAGGCCTTCGGCGGCGCGATGCGGTCGCGAACCCGTGCCAATGCGCGGCGCGAGACGTAGGGGAGAGGGGTGGGCGCCTGCAGCTTTGTCTTGCTCCTGCTGCGCGGGTCTATGCCGAGAACTTGAATGCTCATGCTGTCGGCTTCCAGGGATCGGTGCGGCGCAGGTAGGCCGCGACGTAATCAATGCCGCGCGCTGCGACGTAGGCGAAGCAGAGGAGAAGAAGGGCTTTGATCACGGCTGCGCTCCTCGAGCGAGACACTGGCGGGCGCGCTTGATCAGTTCGGCTTCAAGCTGCTCTACGCCTTCGGCGGCGACGCGCTGGTCGCAGGGCCATTTGCTGATGACCATCAACACGACGCCGGAGGCGTCTTTGGTGTCCAGGTCGCACTGGAAGGTCTCGGCCCACCGGTCCAGAGGCTCGCCGAAGGCGGTCTTGGTGCGGCCGGCGAAGAGGTCGCACAGCTCGTTGATGATTTCCACGTCGGTCATAGGAACAGGCGTGGGCCGGGCTTTGGGGGCCGGGCTGATGTCGTCTTGCGGTTCGGCCAATCCGCGCACTGGGTGTGGGGCCTGAGGGGCTACTTGCACTGTCGTTCCCGATACTTAGAGTAGAAGTATGGGAAAATTCTACATAAAGTAGATTTTTGGTCAACAACTAAAAGTAGAATTTCTGGGCGCTTACTGGCCTCGACGTCATTCTTAGGACTAAACCGATGTTTTTGACGGTGCCGCGCCCGTCGAAGTCACCCCTGAAGAGGTGTCGAGCGGGGGGCTAGGGCCGGTAGCGCTGTAGCAAGTTCACCGGTTTTTGGAGGGGATTGTTGATCTGTCGATCAAACTGTTAATTGGGGTTGCAGACTTCGCTACGCGAATGCCCAATTGTTGCTTTCAGACCGAGAACTTTTCACCAAACCGAGCATAGATCACATTCTCAACAATTGACTTGATCGTATGCCCGGCCTATCGCTAGGCGTCTTCGGTACCAGTGGCTGAACTGGTACCGCGCTGTCTTCCTCGAGATCGGGCTGCCTTGCGGATTCGCAACTCGATGATGCCCTCGATGTCGTCTTTGGCGTCGTCGTCCAGCGCAGCATAGTCTTCCGGGCGAATGCGTAGGAAGGGATAGAACGCTGACGCCGCTCGGGGAGGGGGGGCAGGCTTCTGCCCTTTGGAAACGTCGCCTTCAAGGCCGTATTGAAGGTAGCTGGGGCTGACCCCCAGGATCTGCGCCAGGCTGCCCATCTTGTCTTGCCGCGGCATCGCTTGGCCGAGCGAATACCTACGCACCATCTCGTAGGTGATGCGTATGCCGGCGCGCTTGAACCCGTCGACGATTCCTTGGACTTCCCAGTTGCCTTGCGTCATGGCTTTTCTGACGCGGGCTGCGAACTCCGGATAGCGGATGGGCAGTTTGCTACTTTCTACCATGGGTAGAAATCTAGCAGCCATAGTAGAAATCGTCATTTCTATTATGGGTAGTTGGAAATATCTACTTTAAGTAGTAAGCTTGCGGCATGGACGAGAAAGCACACATCGCCGAAGCAATAGCAATGGCCGGAGGTCTGACCGCTGTGGCCAGGCGAGCCAAACCTAAGCGGCTAACAGCCTGGGCCGTGTCGAAATGGCTTGAGGGCGTACCGCCTGGTCGGGTTCTCTTTTTGTCTGAATTGACGGGGTGGGTGAAGACCCCGCATCAGCTTTGCGCAGAGATCTATCCCAATCCGACAGATGGGCTTCCACCGGAAGCTTTGGTGCGAGCCGCGCTACGCGCTAATGGGCTTGCAATCCAAGACGAAGGGAAGGCGAGCTGAGATGTTTGAGACCGCTTTGGTGCGCGAAGTTGCTCTACTGGCTGCGCCGCTCGACGGCAAGGCCACAAACGGCGAGCTAATCCAGGCTCGCTGCGAGACGTCGGAGACGATTGTTGCCATGCGCGCCTCGCGTGCGGTGGTGGAGCGTCAGATGGCCGCGTTGGGCGTACAGATCCCGGCCAAGGAGGCAGACCCGTCATGATTTCCGATATCAACCATTTCCACCTGTTCTTCGGCCTCGGTGGTGGAGCTGCCGGGTTCCAGGAGGCCCGGCCCGAAATCCCAGGGCTGCAAGGCCGCATGGTCTGCATCGGCGGCATGGACGTCGACCCGGCCGGCGCGGAGGATTTCTACCGGTTCACGGGCGTGCGCGGCGTCGTGCGCGATCTGTTCGACCGCGGCCAGTACCGCGATTTCCATGGCCGCGAGCCGGCGCCGGGCTGGGTCGAGGCGATGCCGGCCGACGTGCGCGCCGCCGCCCATGGCAAGGTGCCGAACATCGTCTTTCTGTCGGCGCCCTGCAAGGGATTTTCCGGCCTGCTGTCGGAGACGCGCAGCACCACGGCCAAGTACCAGGCGCTCAACCGACTGACGTTGCGCGGGGTGTGGCTGATGCTGGAAGCCTGGGCCGACGATCCGCCCGATACCATCCTGTTCGAGAACGTGCCCCGCATCGCCACTCGCGGCCGGCACCTGCTCGACCAGATCACGGGCATGCTGCGCCATTACGGCTATGTCGTGCGCGAAACCACGCACGACTGCGGCGAACTGGGCGGCCTGGCCCAGAGCCGCAAGCGCTTCTTGCTGATCGCGCGCCACGCGGAGAAGGTGCCGCCCTTCATTTACGAGCCCCCGAAGCGGCCGCTGCGGTCTGTCGGAGAGATCTTGAGCCGCTATGGCCGTCCCGGCGACCCCGCCTTGGGGCCGATGCATCGCGTCCCGTCCCTGAACTGGAAGACCTGGGTACGCCTGGCCTTTGTGGAGCCGGGCAAGGATTGGCGTAGCCTCAATCGGCTGGCGGTCGAGAACGGCCATCTGCGCGACTATCTCATCGTGCCCGAAGCCCACCATGGTTCCCTGGGCGTGCAGCGCTGGGACGCCGCCAGCGGTACGGTATCAAGCCGGTGCGGCCCCACCAACGGCGCCTACAGCGTCGCGGACCCGCGCCAGCAGGTCTATTCGGCCGGGTTCGGCGTGAACGCCTGGGACGCCGCTACTGGCGCGGTGGCCGGCGAGTCGCTTCCCAGCAATGGTCGGTTTTCCGTGGCTGACCCTCGCGCGCAGGATGGCGCCGCCCAGTATCAGCAATACGGCGTCATGAGCATGGAGGACACCGCCGGCGCAGTCATCGGTGTGAAGTCTCCCGGGCAAGGGACGTTCAGCGTGGCCGATCCGCGCGGCTTTGGCGCCGACACGCATAAGAACGTGTACCGGGTCGTGCCGTGGGAAGGCGCTGTCGGTGTGATCGGCGGCGGGCATGGACCCAGTTCCGGGGGGCAGGCCGTGGCCGACCCCCGACATGCCGGCCCTGCCAAGCACTCGAACGAGTTCCGTATCGTGCCTTTCGACGGTCAGGCCTGCGCTGTCACGGGCGCCCACGGAACCGGCCAATGCGTGGCCGACCCCCTGGGCGACCGCTTGCCGGCGGAGCAGCATGGCAAGTACCGCATGACCGCATGGGACGAGGCGTCGCGAGCAGTCATCAGTGGCAACGCCAACGGTGCCTATGCCGTGGCCGACCCGCGGCCGAACATGGAACGCGGTCGCGGCGACAACTACCTGACCGCCGGCCACTACGGTGTGGTCGACCCGGCGGAGCCATCCGGCGCCGTGTCGGCGTCTGCCTGCCATGACAACGGCCGGTGGAGCGTCGCCGACTGGCGCCTGCCGGAGGCGACCGACAAGCTGGTATGCGTCATCCGCGCGCTGGACGGAACCTGGCACCGCCCGTTTACCACGCTCGATCTGGCGGCGCTGCAAAGCCTCTACGACCCCGACGACTACGCCGAAGCCGCGGAGCAGTTTGTGCTGCACGGCAACTCGGACCAGGCTTGGCGCGAGCGCATCGGCAACGCCGTGCCGAAGAAGGCGGCCAAGGCCATGGCCGAGGAAATCGGCCGAGCCATCCTGCTTTCGCGTGCCGGCGAATCATTCCAGCTGTCGTCGACGCCCATCTGGGTGCGGTCCATCGCCACGGCGCTTGCGGTTCGAGGTCAGGAATGATCAGGCGCGATGCTCTTCTTTGCGTACCAAATGTCCTGAAGCTTACGGGCGATAAACGCAGCGTCTTCACGGGCCTTGCTGTCGTCGGGGCGAGTCTCCTCCAAGGTGAACGTCACAATCGGATCCCCGGGCATCGGCAAGTGCGCACGGGTCACCCCGACATAGCCCGCGTTTCCTTCGCGTTTCTCGGCAGCCTCGGAGAAGAGCGTCTGGTTCGCGACACGGTCGATGGCAATATGGGCTTCGGCCTTCGCGATATCCACGAGCAACATTGCCGAAGACGCATCCCGCTCCCGGCGTTCGTATATGCGTACTTCTTGCATCTGCTTGGTCGGGTAGTAGCGCGGATCAAACACAAGGGCGCTATAGAGCACACCCTTCGTTTCATCGTAGGCGACGCGGTAATAGAAGTTCTTGTAGTACGTGGGCTGATCTTGCGAGGGCATGTCGTCTCCGAAATGATGGCTTTAGGGAATGCGCATAGACAATGGGGGCGTCATGAACGAGTTCAATAGTCTGTCCGCTCCCCTGACTCCACCCGATTGTGACCTCCGCGATTTCGCCTTTATGCCGCTGGACGTGGCGCGCCTGCGTGACAGCGACCTCGCCATCCAGATCGGTGCCGAAGAGTTCCGGGCTGCGGTCCTGCTGTGGTGCGCGTCGTGGCACCAGGTGCCGGCAGCCAGCCTGCCGGACGATGACAAAGCCCTGGCGGCCCTGGCCGGCTACGGGCGCGTCCTCGCCGAATGGCGCAAGCACCGAGACGGCGCGCTGTACGGCTGGGTTCGATGCAGTGATGGGCGCCTGTATCACCCCGTCGTGGCTGAAAAGGCGCGCGACGCCTGGCAGGCCAAGCACAAGCATGCGCACGACAAGTTGGTGGACCGCGTCCGGAAAGCCAACAAGCTGCGTGAGCAGCAGCACCTCCCGCCCTGGGTCGTTCCGTCGCTTGAGGACTGGATTACCGCCGGCTTTCCGTTGGAAGCTGATCTTTTTCCGTCGGAAATCTCCACTAATTCCGGCGGAAAGGGCCGGAAGAACCAAAAGCGATCCGGCGGAAATCCTTCGGAAAACGCTCTTAAGGGACAGGGACAGGGAGAAGGAAATAAAAAAGATATAGCGGCAGCGGCGTCTATCGCGCGCGACTGCGACCCTGTGGACAATTCGCCGCCGCCGTCGGAGGCCATCTGGCTTGCCGCCCAGGAAGAATGCGCCGCTGGCTACGCCAAGCTGCTGAACAGCCTGGAGAAGGTCCGGGGCAAGACCGCCAAGTTCGTCAGTTCAGACCCGCGGCTGGTCGCCTGGGAAAAGCAGGGCGTGACGAGGGCGCAACTGGTCGAGGCCTACCACCTGGCCGTGGCTGACCGGGAAAAAAGCAGCGACGCGGGGCCGGTCAATTCAGGCTTTGTCGACGTGTTCCTGGTCAAGGTCCTGCACCCCGGCACCTCAGCCAGCGGCGTTGGCGGGGGGGGCGCACCTGCAAAGGGCGTAGACCCCCTCGGCTGGGCGTTGACCGCCTCGGGCATCGAGGCCCAGGGGGCCAAGCTGGGCGTCCAACAGTTGCCCGGGGAGCAGTTTCCCGACTTCAAAACGAGGGTGCACGCCGCGGCTGGTCTCTCCGAAGCTGACCGTGCCAGGTTGCTGGCGGATTACGGAGTTCGGGTATGACCGCCACCACCGCCGTGCAATGCGTTGCATGCCAGCTGTTCTCGTTGCGAGACGCGCCGAGATATGCCGACCTGGGCCTGGGCCGCTGCACCGCCATGACGGACCGCCCGGGGACCTTCGTCAGCCCCACCTATCCCCGCACCTGCGGAACCCATCAACCGGCGCCGAGCGGCAAGACCGCCGCGCGCATCGAATGGCTGCGCGATCTGCGCGCCGAGGGAGCATGATGCCCATTCAGATCGTTTTCACCGTGCCCGGCACGCCAAGGGGGAAGGGCCGCGCCAAGTCGAGTTCGCGTATTGGCCGTGACCCCAGGACGGGCGCCCCGCGTGTTTTCACGCGCCACTACACGCCGGAGGAAACGGCGGCCTACGAGAGCCTGGTGAAGCTCGCCGCGGCCAAAGCCATGAGCGGGCGGGAACCCTATACCGGGGCGATACGCATGGACCTGGATATCGTGCTGCCGATCCCTGCCTCCTGGTCGGGTGTGCGCCAGCGCCGCGCCGCCGCGGGCGAGATCGCGCCCACCGTCAAACCGGACTCCGACAACGTCGAGAAAGCCGTCAAGGACGGGATCAACGGCGTGGTGTACCGCGATGACACGCAGGTGGTGCAGGACAGCAAGCGCAAGGTCTACGGCCTGACGCCGCGCGTGACCGTCGTGGTCACGGTCCTGGACATAGAACCCGCCCAAGGAGTGAAAAAGCATGCAACGTGAAGCCGGAACGTTTTCGTGCCCCGAGCACGCGATTGCCGTGGCCTACCTGATGCTGGCCCTGCCCATCGAGCCGAAGAACCCGACGCAGTTGGTCTGCGAGGCCCTGCGCGAGCGGTTCGATGTGGAGTACGAGAGGAAGGCCCTATCAGGGCTGACGCCGCATGAGTGGCATGCGCAGGCCGTGTTCATCTTGAAGCTGATGGAGCGCACACTGGGCGACAGCGTGGGTTTTCACATTCTGCGGGCGCAGTATGGGACGGGAGAGGAGGGCGCATACAGCGCCCGGACGGTGTCATACTGGCTGAACCCTAGTGCCGAGGACGACAGCAAGGAGCGAGTGGTGGTAGACCTGCTAGTAGCTAATATCCTGCGTGGACAGCCGCGAATTCGGGATCTATCTGATCGCTTCGATGTGCCCAAGTCGAATATTGGCCGTCTGGCCAGCGCCTATCGCGTGCTGGTCGAGGGAAGCAGGCGTGCCGCTCTGGCTCGGTTGGAAGTGCGCATGGCGGACGTGGGGCTATTGGCGCAATAGCGTAGGCTCTCATCAAGCTTCAATTTCGTAATTGACAACACCACATGGCTTGAATTCACTGGCATCGAAGTTGGGGCATAGAGCACAGCCCTTCTTTACTGCGGCCGCCTGAATTTGGTTCTGGTAAGACGAGGGATGCCCTGAATCCAATTTCACATAGTGCTTGAGCTTTGAGCAGGGAAACGAAAAACGCTTGACCTCGACAGTGCGAGTGCGCGGTCTCCCCATGGATATGGAAAATCCAAAGGAAATAGGCCGGGAGCTTGCGAAGTCAGGATCATCGATCACTGTGTAGCAGTGCGCGCGGAAATCTGTGCATTGGGAAGCCTCCAAAAAACATCGCAGAACTTCAGATATGTCAAAGTGGTGTCGAACCAAGATGCCCTTCGCGAACAGCATCGTTCCCTTCCAAGTTCCTGCGTAGTCAAGCAGCGCAATCGCGAGCTTCGCGTCCCGCTCCGTGCGGTCGAAAGCAGCCAAGTGCATCGGTGTATTGCCAAGATATCCCTTTGCATAGGTTGTCGCGCGCTTTGCTATGTCCAAGGCGATAGGGAAGTTCTTGGAGGGGCTCTTGGGGAAAGCAACAACGAGTAGCTTGTCCAGGGCAAAGGTGTGCGGGCCGAGCTCGCGGTTGAAATCAGCGGCCAGTTCTATGTTGCTCGAAGTCAAAGCATTTCTCCGCGGTGCAAGTTGACAAGCTGGGACAGGATGAGCAAAATTCACGCAAGCTCGTAGCAAGTACGAGCCGAAGTTGCGCCTCGGCTAGCACCGGGGTTTTTTTACGTGTGCTAGTTGCCTTGCAAGCGCGCGAGGTGGCAGATTTTTTCGCCTAATTCGCCAAACGTGCCCACGGTGTCGTGGGGTGAAATGGAGCAGCCTACGGGTATGGCGAGCGAGAGAGCCAGAAGGCCGGCCCCGCATCCGAGCAATGTGAGGCATAGACGTACTTTAGGGTACAGCCCTGCATCACCTCCTGGGAATACTATCGGAAGTTGGACATTGTCATACCTGGACAGCAGCACTGTTCGGAAGGCAGTTCCGAACTGACCAAGTGAAGACCGAGCGGTTTCCAGATGGGGGAAGATACTCAAGATAAAGGCGAGAAAGAACAGCATAAGTGCTGGGATCACAACAATGTGTAGCGCCCGTGCCGTGGTGAACAGTGTGCCCGCTGCGGCCATGCCCGCGACTGCGAACGTTGCGAGGGCCTTCGTGAGGCCTAGTGCAGCGTTCAGCAGTTCGCGTCGCTCAGCGATTAGGACGTCGATCGCTACTTGCCGCGGAACAGAGACGCGGATGTGCCTTGGGGCCCGTTTGTAAGGTTTTCGCGGTTTGGAGGCTGAAGAGTCTTTCACTAGGAGTCCGATCCCGACCCCAACGACGAAGGCAAATGCGGCGACCGCCGCATGAGATATGTCCCATTCCATAACTATCTCAGCATCGAACGATCAAAGGACGGCGACGGCCGAGCGGCGGCAACCGCGCGACCGACAGCCGACCCACGGAATGAGGCCGTGAGCGACCCGAGGCCGTCCCACCTGTACAGGCGAAGGCCAAGGTAACACATTTTTACGTGTGCCTCATGGAAGAACTACGTTGCAACTGCTGCGGGCGCAAGCTCGCTGAATTTGCCGGACTTGTCCGAATCAATATCAAATGTTCGCGGTGCAAGACCGTGAACGCGTTTTCGATGGCCGAGAGCGCTCAGAGCGCCGAGAGCCACCCCCTTGCATGCCGTAGAGCATCAATCCAAAAGGATGCTCATGTATGCAGGAAAATCCCACCCCACCGTCGGTAGCCTTTTCGCCGGCATCGGTGGCTTCGACCTCGGGTTTGAGCGAGCAGGATTCCGCACTGCCTGGCAGGTCGAAATCAACCCTATCGCAAGGGCAGTGCTCGCCGACAGATTTCCCCACGCTCGGCAGTTCGAAGATGTCCGCGCCGTCGGCGCCGCCCAACTCGGGCGCGTGGACGTCATTATCGGCGGCTTCCCGTGTCAAGACGTCAGCACCATGGGGAAACGCCGCGGTCTCGCCGGCGCCCGAACCGGTTTGTTCTTCGAAGCGATTCGGATCATCGACGAGCTTCGGCCCGAGTGGGTGGTGCTTGAAAACGTCACGGGGCTCCTCTCTAGCCACGATGGCCGAGACTTTCAAGCAGTCGTCCAAACCCTTGCCGAGCGCGGGTATTTGGGATGCTGGCGGGTGCTTAATGCTCAATATTTCGGAGTCCCCACGAAGCGCCGTCGCGTTTTCGTGGTCGCCCGTTTGGGAAAGCAGCCCCCCATTGAGTTGTTGGCTGACGCCGCGCCAGTGGGAACTATTTCTGGCTCGACGGGCCAGGCTGAAGGGCAGTCCGGGCTGGATGGATGGGCTTACCCTACCTTGCTTGCCGGAAAATCCGGCGCTCAAATCCCCGTCGCTGGTACAGGCCTCGTCTTTGCCGAGCATGGCTGGCGTCAGATGGTTGAGCGGAGCAGAACGGCTCAGGATCATGGGCTTTGCGTCGGACTGGATGCGGCCAACTTTGCGGAAGCTCATGCTGCCGGAAACGCCATTGCCCCGCCGGTCGTCGAGTGGATCGCGGCATGTATCCGCAAGAGCATCAACGGCTGCGGGGAAAAATAGTGCCTAGGTGTGCCGGTGCATCCCAGATGCAGAGCGTATTGCTGAGTCCCCGTTGAGTTATATGCGGGGGGCAAAATCTAGTGCGCTCAGTCTAGGCGAGCGGGCGTCCGGCTTGTTAGGCCGGATCGAGTCGTATGCACCATTCGGCTGTGCATGCCCGCCAGTCTCCGTTACGGCAGGATGAACTTGTGAATATCGATTTTCACGGTCGGCCGGCCGTGCTTTCGCAGAAATTCTCGCGCTTTGTCTTCGTCAATTGCAATGCACTGAACAGCTCGATAGAAGCCGGGCATGTGCTGAACGGTCTTATGGAAAACGCCAGTTTCAACCAGAGCATCAACCACGGGCGTCGTTGCTTGCATCGAATTCACGTAAGGAGACCCTTCCGGGAGGAAGCAACGGCGCAAAATAGGATCTAGCGAATTGGCCGCGTCCCCCGTGAACTTGGAGAGGCCCTGTTGTCGTTTGTTGACGGCAAGGACCGAGATTGTTCCGCGGCGCACCCAGGCGTCGATGAATTGGCGCAGATCGAGACGTGCGCCTGGCCCGCCATGCGGCAACGTGATGTACAGGCCATCCTCGCTGAGCAGCGAGTCGGAGGAGGACGTTGTATTCCCTTCGTCCCGGCCTTCAAGCGCCAGGAAGTCTGCATACGGTATGACGGCAAAGGCGGGGGTGCCGTCAGGGCCGTTGATGAATTGAGCGTTTTGAGGCATTTGTTTTTTCCTTTTTCGTTGTAAAGAATGAAGTCTACAATGAAATAAACGAAAAAGCTAATAGATTTCTGAGCTTTTTTATCGGCCCGAACAAGGTTGGCCGCAACAACAGGCTGCTTCAGCATGAAGGGACGGCGGGGACAATTTCCAATGCTGTTGCGTCCACAGCCGTCCGTCGAATGGCTGGCGCGAGCAGAGGTAGCCGGCGGCTTGTTTGCGCCGGCGCCTGAACTGCTGGAATGGGTTGAACGGGTGATACTCGCCGCGGGCGGGCCGCTCCACAATCCCGACCATGCCCACCTAGTTGACGCCGACCTGGAGTTCCTCTGGGCGTCGTCGGGCTTCCAGAAGGCCGGGCGCGTCGTGCTGGGCCAGGCCGAGCAGGTGATGTTCCGCGTCGGCGGTTGGCAGAAGGCGCGTCAGGAGCAACAGATGATCGAGTGGTTCGGCCGCGTGCCGGCATTCCTCATCACCCTGGCGGCGGACTACTGCATCGCCTGCAGCGACGCGGACTTCTGCGCGTTGGTCGAGCATGAGCTTTACCACATCGGGCATGCGCCCGATGCCTACGGCGTGCCGGCGTTCGACAAGCAGGGGCGGCCGAAACTGCGCATCGTCGGGCACGACGTCGAGGAGTTCGTGGGAGTGGTGGCCCGGTATGGGCCGTCGGCGGACGTCCGGCGGCTGGCCGCGGCCGCCGGTAGCGTACCCGTCACATCCCGGGAGGAGATCGCAAGGGCTTGCGGCGGTTGCCTCAGCGCACGCTAGGGCTTGGGCTGATCTCGGATCGATATGCCGTCGAGTTTTGCAGCCGGCAGGCTGGCAAATAGGGAGGCCACCTCTTTAGGTTGAGCGATCATTTGGTCAACGATCATGTTCACAAGTTTGAACAGCGCGTCCACTCGTTCAGCGTGATCGTCGCTTGACATTGTCCCGGGGTGCACGGCCTCGTTTCCGATTACACGGACCGTATCGAGAGCTTGCTGGACTCTTGCGGGAAGACCTTGCTTCACCAGCGCACCAATATCGACGTTGATGTCTTTGCCTGGTTGCCCGAGTTCCTTGCATATTTTCTGTACGCACAGGCGCAAAAGCGCGGCGGCCCCCCGTGGCGATGTTCTGCTGATTTGGCGAGCCTCTTCGTAGTCGTCGCGGCAGGAGCTCGGCATGTCGGCGTGTGCAAGTGGCGCGGTGGAGTTGGCGGGCCATATCATGTTGCCCATCGACTTACCCAGAGTTTGCCATACTGCCCGACGCGAACAAGCAAGGCATTCGCTGCAATAAAAGGGGGTAGGTATGTGATGTTCGGTGGGATGTGAAATCTTCTGTTCGAGCCTGATCCACGTCATCTGCGCCAATGCACCACAGTACGGGCAATTGTGCGACGAAGACAGAAAGGATGGCGCTTGGTAGGGCTGGGTGTTCATCGGACGGGCTTCTCGTTGTGGTTGAATTGATTCGATACCTGTTGTAACTCACATTTGACTTTTTCACCCAATGGCTAAGCTCGCTGATGCCCACAAGAGTTACATCGTCCAGGCACTGGCCTGCTGGGACACTCCTAGCCAGGTGGCAGAGGCGGTCAAGGAAGAATTCGGTCTGGACGTGCCCCGCATGCAGGTGGCGCAGTACGACCCCACCAAGGTAGCGGGAAAGGACCTCGCCAAGAAATGGCGGGACCTGTTCGAAGCCACGCGCAAGCGCTTCCGCGAGGAAGTGGCCGAGATCCCCATCGCTGACCAGGCGTATCGCCTGCGGCAGCTCGGCAAGATCTACGAGCGGCACATCAGCCGCGGAAACGTGATCGGCGCGGCCGGCGTTTTGGAACAGGCCGCCAAGGAAGTGGGCGGCGCATTCACGCACAGGCGGGAGCATACGGGCGTCGGTGGCGGTCCGATCGAACAGAAAACGGTGGTGGTCGATGAAACACAAGTCGCCGCCGCCGTCGCCAAACTCCAAAGCGACTACTGACCCGGGGGTTCTGCGCGCCACGGCCAAGGCCATGTGCGAGCAGGATCACCTGTTCTTCAGCCGATATTTTTTCAAGCACCGCCAGGCGATCAAGTTCCGGGTCAACTGGCACCATGAGCTTATCGCGCAGAAGGTGCAGGACGTCATCGACGGCCGCATCAAGAACCTGGTCATCAACGTGCCGCCGGGCTCGTCGAAGACCGAGCTGGTTGCCATCAACCTGATGGCCCGCGGCTTGGCGCTGAACCCGCGCGCCCGGTTCCTGCACATCAGCTACTCCGACGACCTGGCGCTGCTGAATTCGCAGACGGCCAAGGAGCTGGTCCAGTCTGACGAGTTCCAGGAGGTGTGGCCGCTGAAGGTCGCCGCGGACGCGAAGAGTAAGAAGCGCTGGAACATCGAGGTCGATGGCAGGAAGGCCGGTGGCGTGTACGCGGTGTCGCTCGGCGGCCAGATCACCGGCTTTCGTGCCGGTCATATGGCGCAAGGGTGGCAGGGCGCCATCGTCATCGACGACCCGCTCAAGGTCGGCGACGCCTACAGCAAGCCGCGGCGCGCCAAGGCGAACCGCGACCTGATCGCCACGGTGAAAAGCCGTCGGGCCAACCCCGACACGCCGATCATCGTGATCATGCAGCGCCTGGCGCAGGAGGACGTGACCGGCTTCATCGAGGCCGGCAACCTGGGCTCGGACTGGGAACAGATCGTCATCCCGGCGCTGATCGACGACGCCTATGTGGCAGGCCTGCCGGCCGAGCTGCAGGCCAAGGTCGACAGCAGCGTACGGGACGAGAAGGGGCGCTTCAGCTACTGGCCCTACAAGGAGCCGCTGGCGGACCTGCTGGCCATGGAGACCGGCGCCGGCACGGACCAGGAGGGCGCTCGCGTCAGCCGGTACGTATTCTCGGCGCAGTACCAGCAACGCCCGGCGCCGCTGGGTGGCGACCTGATCAAGGGCGCCTGGTTCGGCCGGTACGCGGTGCCGCCCCGGATCGTGGCGCGCAAGGTGTTCGCCGACACGGCCCAGAAGACGGCCGAGCGCAACGACTACAGCGTCTTCGAATGCTGGGGCCTGGGCGACGACGGCAAGCTGTACCTGCTGGACCTGCTACGCGGCAAATGGCAGGCGCCGGAGCTCAAGCGGCGGGCGCTGGACTTCTGGGCCAAGCACAAGCCGTTCAATCCGAAGCTGTCGGCGCCGCTGCGGCAGTTCCTCATCGAGGACAAGTCGAGCGGTACCGGACTGGTCCAGGAGATCGCCGCCGGCGGGCATATCCCTGTCAAGGGCGTTCCCCGGGACAAGGACAAGCTGACGCGGGTCATGGACGTCCAGAGCTACCTCGAGGCGGCGCTGGTGTGTATTCCCGAGGAGGCGCCGTGGGTGAACGACTTCATCGCGGAATGCGAGGCCTTCACCGCTGACGATAGCCACGCTCACGACGACCAGGTCGACCCCATGGTCGACGCTATCAACGACATGCTCGCCACGGCGGGCAGCGACATAGGGCGCTTCATGGCGCTGGCAAGTACATGATGAACCAAGACGGCTACCTGTCGGCGTTGCTGGGGCCGGGCATGCTGGACGCATTGCCCGGCGGGCTCGGCGCGCTGGACGACCTGGCGATGTATGCCGAGGGCGGTCTGCCGGCCCGTGTCGTGGACATGATCCCGGACACTGCTGTGTCCCGAGGCGTGGTCATCGCCGGCGACGACCGGGTACGCGACGAGCTGGATCGGCTGAAGGCGCTGCCCGCGCTGGCAGACGCCTGGCGCTGGGCGCGGCTGACGGGCGGCGGGGCGATCGTTGTCGTGGCCAAGGATGGGCGCGCCTTGCGTGATCCCTTGAACCTGGACGCCCTGGACACGCTTCTGGAGCTCAAGGTCTTCACCTTGGACGACGTTTCGGCCACCGAGAGGCGCTATTCCAACCCGAGGGAGGCCAACTACGGCATGCCCGAGATCTACCGCGTGCGCGTGCAGGCGGCGGGCGTGCCTTCGGCCGAGTTCCTGGTGCATGAGAGCCGACTGATCGAGGTGCCGGGAGATCCGCTGCCGGCGCAGCTCAACCGCAAGGGCATTCCCTGGGCCGGGCGGCCGGCGGCGGCGCGGGCGTTTCGGGCGATCCGGCGCTACGGCGAGGGGTTGACCTGGGCGCTTCGGTTGATGGAGAAGAAGCAGCAGGCCGTGCACAAGATGAGAGGCCTGGCCGAGGCTATCCAGACTCAGATGGAGGCTGTCGTCCGAAAGCGCGTGGAAATGGTCGACGCTGCCCGCAACGCCTTGAACGGCGTGGCCGTCGACGCGGAAGACGACTACCAGGTGCTCAGCTCGGACATGGGCGGCATCAAGGACACTCTGGCCGAATTCCAGATCGCGGTGTCGGCCGAGGTGGGCTACCCGGTGAGCGTGTTGTTCGGGCGGTCAGCGGCCGGCCTGAACGCCACCGGCGACGGAGACCTCGAGGGGTTCTACAACGCGGTGGCCATGGGCCGTGAGGTGAAGCTGAACCCCGCGCTGGAGCGCCTGGTGTCGTTGATCCGGGCGCAACGCTCATTGGCCGGCACCGGTACCGCGCAGGGCGAGGCCTGGTCTATCACCTGGCCGCCGCTCAAGCCGGCCACGGCCAAAGAGGAAGCCGACGTTCGCAAGGCCAACGCCGAGGCCTCGGCCCGCGAAATGGACGCCCTGAGCGCCGCCGTCGACAACGGGCTCAGCCAGGACCAAGCGATGCGCTACATGAAACAGGAAGGGCTCTATGGCCTCGTTCCCGACGCAAATGGTCAATCGGCCACGTCGTACGCCGCGGCCACCTAAGCAGTGGCGCTACCCGCTGGGCGACGAGCAGGACTACGCGCGGGCGCTGCGGACCGCTGCGCAGGCCGCCGTTCTGGCCGTCGAGCGGCATGTGTTGCCCGAGTTGCCACGGGTGCTGCGCGAGGATGACCTGCGCAACACGCCCGCCGGCGACGGGGGCTGGTTCGAGTCGCTGCGCCGAGCCTTCATGGCGGCGCTGCAGGCGGCAGCCTTGCCGGATGGCAAAGCGCAGAGCCTGGCGTCGCTGGTGTCCCTGCGGGTCGAGCGTTACAACAAGGAGCAGTACCACCGCATGCTGCGGCGCGCCTACGGGGTGGACGTGTTCAAGGCCGAGCCAGCCCTGGCCCGCATCCTGCGCCCCTGGGAGGCCGAGAACATTGGCCTGATCAAGTCCATCCCGGAGCAATACCTGGATTCGCTGCACGGCCGGGTGGTTGCCGCCGTCCACAGGGGCACATCCTTGCGGGACATGACCCGCGAGATCCGGGAGACCTATGACCTGCCGCGCAAGCGGGCCGAACTGATCGCCCGCGACCAGATCGGCAAGCTGAACGGCAACCTGACCGAGTACCGGCAGACCAATATCGGCGTCAAGAAGTACCGGTGGCGGGGCGTCCTGGATGACCGCGAGCGCGATGAGCACGTCGACCGCGAGGGCCAGGAATTCGATTGGGACGATCCACCGCCGGACGGCCACCCGGGCAAGCCCATCCGCTGCCGCTGCTGGGCCGAGGCCATCCTGCCGGCCCTCGAGGATCTGGACGCCCTCATTGTTCATTGAAGGAAATCCCATGGTGATGCGATATGACCGGGCGCCGCTGAAGGCGACCCGCACGGACGAGGGCTACCTGGTCGACACGCCCGTGCTGACGCGTACCGGCGTCTTCGAATACCGGGACGGCGCGGGCCGCGTGCGCCGGGAGTACCGGCCGCCCGAGGAGGTGTTCAACGCCGACTCCCTGGCCAGCCTGCGGGGAAAGCCGATCACGGACGGCCACCCGGGCAAGGTCAACGCCCAGAACGTGCGCCAGCACATGATCGGCACGGCCTTGTCCGCAGGGCGCCAGGACGGCCAGAACATGGTCGGCGACATCCAGATCTTCGATACCGGGCCCGTGGACGCCGGCAACAAGGAATTGTCGCTGGGCTACGAGCTCGAGCTGGACGAAACCCCCGGGGTATCGCCACAGGGCGAGCCGTACGACATCGTCCAGAGGCACATCCGATACAACCACCTCGCCGTGGTGAAACGTGGGCGCGCAGGCAATGCGCGCTTGAACCTTGACGCGGCAGACGCCGTAACCAAAACCGATGAGGAACATGACATGAGCACGGTCAAGATCCGACTCGACAACGGCCTGTCCTATGACGCCGCGCCCGAAGTCGAACAGGAGATCAACCGCCTGCGGGCCGACCTGAAAACGGCCACCAGCAAGGCGGACGCCGAGGCGGCCCGCGCCGATGCCGAGAAGGCCCGGGCGGACCAGGCAGAGCAGGGCATCGAGCAGGCCCGCCAGGACGCCAAGGGCGCGGCCCTGGCCCGCGTGAAGCTGGAGGCGGCGGCCACCGAGCACAAGGTGGCATTCAAGGCCGACAGCACCGACCGCGCGCTGCGCGAGGGCGTCATCAAGGCGGTTCGCGGCGACTCGGCCGATCTGGCCGACAAGTCCGACGGCTACATCGAGGCGGCATTTGACCTGGCCGTAGGCGAGGCCAAGAGCCGGCAGGATGCCGTCGAGACGCAGCGCCGCGAGTTGGCCGGCGGTGACCCGTCGGCCGCACGGCAGCAACGCTCCGATAGCGCGCCGCTGCCCAAATCGGCCAGCGCGGCCCGTTCGGCCTACCTGGCGAACCTGAAGAAAGGAGGCGAATAATGCCCGCCATCTACGATGACCGCATGGAGCCGGCCTACGCCGGCATGAAGGCAGACCTGGGCTATGACGATGTCGAGACCTACGCCGCCGCGGGCGATATTGCCCCGGGCGTGATCGTGGGCGACACCACCGACGACCGCATCGTCGCCGGCCCGGGCTCGCACATCCGCGGCCTGGCGCTGCACACCCACACCATCCCGCGCGATGGCGGTTACCGCGAGTTTGACGCCGTGAGCGTGCTGCGCGTTCGCCGCGGCTGGGCCAAGGTGTCGGCCGGCGGCGCCGTGACCAAGGATGGCCCGGTTCGCTGCGCGGCGGATGGCACCGTATCGGACAGTGGCGCTGCCGGTGTGCCTAACGCCGCCTTCCGGTCGGGAGCCGTGGAGGTGTCCGGCGGCAAGATCGCCCTGATCGAACTGCTGGCGCCCTTTGCCGCCTCGGCGACGCCCTGATCCCGCCGCCATCATCCGCAATCACCCCCAAGGCCCCGCATAGGGGTCTTTTTCATTGGGAATCAGCATGGAAAAACACGAGCATTACGACGAGGCCGACCTGCCGGCCGTCAAAAAGATCGTCGTGGCGCTGGCCGGCATGCGCGAGGACGAAGGTCTTTTCAGCGCCCGCCAGTTGGACTACGTCAAGACGCGCACCTACGACAAGAAGCTGCCGCCCATGGTGGGCCTGACGCTGGTGCCGATCTCCACCGAGGTGCCCGAATGGGCCGAGACCTTCACGTACTTCATGTACGACGAGGTCGGTATGGCCAAGATCGTCGCCAACTACGCCGACGACCTGCCGCGCGCGGACGTGAAGGGTGAAGAGAAGGTTGCCCAGATCAAGAACATCGGCGACTCCTACGGCTACAGCGTGATGGAGCTGCGGGCGGCCGCCGCCAACCGCAGCGACCTGCCCACGCGCAAGTCGATGGCGGCGCGCAAGGCGATCGAGATCAAGCTGAACCAGATGGCGCTGATCGGCGATCGCAAGTTCGGCCTGTACGGCCTGGTGAACCACCCGAACGTGCCGCTGGTGGTGGGGCTGCACGGTGACTGGCTGAATCCGGCCACCACCCCCGACCAGATCCTGGCCGACCTGGACATGATCTACGACGCGGTGACCAACCAGTCCAAGGACGTGCACACGCCCACCCGCATCGTCATGCCGACCGAGCAGCGCAGCCGCATCTTTTCGCGCCGCGTTCCGGATTCCAACGGCAAGACCGTGGGCCAGTTCTTCCTGGACAAGCATCCCGGCCTGCAGATCATCGGCGCCGCCGAGTTCAAGGGGGCGGGTGCCAACGGTAAGGATCTGATCCTGGCCTACGAGTACAGCGAGGAAAACCTCGCCATGGAGCTGCCGATGCCGTTCAACCAGTTGGCGGCGCAGGCCCGAGGCCTTGAACTCGTCGTGCCGTGCCTGGCGCGGGCCGGCGGGGTGGTCGTGTATTACCCGCTGTCGATGGCGAAGGGAGATATCTGATGCTGTATTGCGAAAACCGAACCAAGGCGGTCATCAACATCGGTGGCCATACCGTGATCGCGCCGACGCGCGCCGCGTGGGTCAACCCCGAGGACCGCGGCGTGCAGGACCTGATCGACCGCGAGCTGCTGGTCGAGACGGAGCCGCCTGGCGAGGACGCGGCCGTGCCGCCGAGCCGCGGTGACAAGCCGACTCCTGCGGCGAAGGCGGACAAGGAGCCGTCTACGGTCAAGGAGCTGAAAGCCTGGCTCGATGAGCAGGGCGCCCAGTACTCGCCGTCGGCCTCCAAGCCAGAGCTGCAGGGCCTGTACGAGGCCTTGAAGGCTGCCGCTCCGGTCGACGGCGGCGGGAATACGCCGGCCGGCGGCGGCTCGCTGGAGTCGTAAGCATGGCGGCCACCATCGACGATCTGGATTTCCTGGCGCCGGCGGTGGCCAGCTTGCCGGCGCCGGACAAGGAGCGGGCGCTGGCCATGGCCGCTGACTACCGGCCGGCATGCCTGCCCCCCAAGTTGCAGGATGAGGCGCAGCTTTGGTACGCCGCCTGGCTGTTGTACGGCATCAAGGCGCAGCGCGCAGCGGACGCCGACGGCGTGGTGGCCAGGCCTGGCCTGGTCAGCGAGAAGGAAGGCGACCTGCAGCGTGTCTATGGCCGAGTGGCCGGCGCGGAGGATCCGGCGGGCTTCTACGGCAGATACGAACGGCTGGCGCGCATCTGCAAGGTTGGCGCGGCCACCATAAGGAGCATTCCCCGTGGCGGTTAAGGCGATCGACAAGGGGCTGGAGGCGCACGCGCGTCTTGCCAAGGCCATCAACGGGCGCGGCGTCGAGTTTGGCATCCAGCGGGATGCCGGCAGCGACCCCAAAACGGGGATCGAGCTGATCGACATCGCGATCTGGAACGAGTTGGGCACCGAGCACATCCCCGCGCGGCCAGCCATCCGCGACTTTGCCGAGAAAAATGGCGAAGTGCTGGGCGTGGCCATGGAGCGGATGGCGGGCGCCGTCCAAGACGGCAGCTTGACCGTGGAGCAGGCCCTGGATCAGTTGGGTACGTTCGCTGAAAAGCACCAGAAGGCGCACATCCAGCATTCCAAGGAATGGGCCAAGCCCAACGCGAAATCGACGGTGGCCAAGAAGGGGAGCGACGTGCCCCTGATCGACCACGGGCTGCTGGTGAACGCTGTCCGGTACCAGAAGGTGTAGTGGCATGAGTTTCCGAAAGCCACATGTCATCCGTGGCCAGTTGCCCGGCCGCCGGGAGCGCGGGCGCTGGATCGAGGGCGAGCCCATTCCCGATAGAACCATTTCCGCCTCGGTGCAGCCCGCCAAGGTGGGCGACTACGAGCAATTGCAGGCAACCCCCGAAGGGCGTCGCATACGGGCGGCCGTCCGGATCTACACGTCCGAGCTATTGAGAGTGGCCGGCCAGGACTGGACCGGCGGCGATCGGCTGGTCTGGGGCGCGGGGCCACTGGCGGGTGAATACCTGCTGGTGGGCGTGGCGCCCTGGCAGTCCGGCGTCATTCCCCATTACCGCTACCTGGCCGTGCTGTTGGCCGACCAGGAACAACAGAATTCCCAGCACACCCCGGCCACCTGGACCGGGCGCGGACGGGGCTAAGCGTCCGCAGGGTCTCTCCCTGGGTCCGGCCGGGCAATCCAGGCCACCGGAGAGGGCGGCGCCGAGTCGCAGACCGTGCAAGCACGGGCGCGATAGTCCCATCGGCGCATACATCCGCAGGACAACCATGACACCGGAAGACGCGATTTTCGAGCTGATCGAGGCGGCCGCCGCCGGCATCCCTGTGATCTTCTCCAACGAGAACGGCACACGGCCGGCGCCGCCGTACATCGCCCTGGCGGTGCGCTGGGCGCAGGCCAGCAGGGCGGAGCAGGGCGAGGTGGATGAGCACGGCAACGCGTTGATATCTCAACACAACGACGCCACGGTGGAGCTGCAAGGGTTCGGCGCCGGCGCCTATGACGGCCTGGACACGCTTCAGCTACGCCTGCAGCACCCCGAATTTGAGGAGCGCGCCGAAGCCCTTGGCCTGGCGGTCTTTGATCGAGGCCGCCTGCAGAACATTCCCGTCTTGCGCGAGGGTGCGCGGTATGAGCAGCGCGCCCTCCTGGAGCTGGGCGTGCGCTATGTCGTCGCGAGCCTGGCGGCCGTGCCTGTTATCGAATCGGTCGCGCCCGCCACGTAGGCGCGCGGCCGCTTCCCCTTTGCCACCTGGCCGCCTTGCTGGCGGCTTTTTTACTGGAGCCACGCATGGCAAACCTTGAACGGATCGTCAATGTGGCGATCTCCCTGAACACCACGGCGATCAAGCAGCAGAATTTCTCGGACATCCTGGTGCTGGGCGCGCACGCGCTGGCGGTCGGCCGGATTCTGGTCGTCTCGGAGGCGGCCGAGCTGCTGGAACTGGGCCTGAGCCAGGCCGACCCGCTGTACATCGCCGTGCGCGACGCTTTCAAGCAGATCCCGACCGTGCCGCGAGTCTTCGTCGGCCGGCGCCACGTCGAGACCTCGCATGTCGCGGTTACGCGTGCAAGCGCCAGCGATTATGTGATCAGGCTGTCCTGGCCAGTTTCGAGCGGCGCCTTGCCGCTGGTGGCGTGCCGATTCACGGGGCGGGCCGATAGCACGCCGGCGGACATAGCTGCCGGCCTGGTCCAGGCCATCGTCGACAGTGGCGCGCCGGTGTCGCCGACCTCGGTTGGCTCGGATATCTACATCACCGCCAAGCAAGCCGGCCTTGCCGTGGCGGTCTCGGTTAAAGGCGATTTGTTCTTGAATGTTGCCCGCAGCCAGGAAACGCCTACGGCTGCGCTGACCGCCTGCAGCAAGGAGAACGCTGATTGGTATGGCGTTGCCCTGGCCAGCCGCTATGAGGAGGATATCCTCGACGCGGCCGAATGGGTCGAATCGAACGGACGGCTGTTTGGCGTTTCCAGCGCCCAGGCCGGCATCCTCGATGCGGCCGTCACCGACGACCTGGCCTCGAAATGCCAGCAGAAGCAGTATTTCCGCACGCACGTCTGGTTTCACGGTAAGGCTGACAGCGAGGCGCTGGATGCGGCGGTGGCGGCCAACCGCTTCACGTTCTACCCGGGCGGGGAAACCTGGGCCAACGCGCGCCTGGCCGGCATCACCTACGACGGGCTGGCCGAGGGCCAGGCGCTGGCGGCGCACGCCAAGAACGCCAACACCTTCGAGCAGATGCGCAGCTTCGCCGTGACCCAGAACGGCAAGGTGGCCGCGGGCGAGTGGATCGACGTCATCCGCGGCCGCGACTGGTTGGCTGAGCAGGTCAAGATCGAGGTGGCCACCCAGCTCGTCAACGCACCCGGCAAGGTGCCGTTCACCGACGACGGTATCCAGGTTCTGGTGGCCGGCGTGCGCAAGGCCCTGATGCTGGCTCAGGCCCGCGGCCTGGTGGCGCCCGACGAGGTCGACGCCGCCGGCAAGATCATCCCGGGCTTTGTGATCTCGGCGCCGCTGTCGATGAACATTCCCACTAATGACAAGGCCAATCGCGTCCTGCGCGATCTCAAGTTCAGCGCTCGACTGGCCGGCGCCATCCATGTCGGCGACATCAAGGGCAACCTGACCTATCAACAAATCTAAGCGGAGCACCTGAGCATGTCCGTAAAAAGCTATGCCCCGAGCCGGGTGAAGATCGTGATGGGCGCGATCGCGCTCAGCGGCCTGGCCGAAGACACCTTCGTCACCGTGGCCGAGATCGGCGAGGGAATTACCTCGGTTTCGGGCGTCGATGGCGAGGTGGCACGCGCCATGTCGCGCGATTCGCGCCTGCGCATCACCGTGACGCTGTTGCAAACCAGCGCCAGCAACGCGCATCTGTCGGCCTTGCACCAGGCCGACAAGGCTACCGACGGCGACGGCGCCGTGCCTGTGGCCGTGACCGACCTGCGGGGCAAGTCGCTGCACGCCGCGGATTCCGCCTGGATCGTCAAAAGCCCCGAAGCCGGCTACGGCGCCAAGGTCGGCACCCGTGAATGGGTGATCGAAACGGGTCCTTCCATCAACGTCATCGGAGGCAATAGCTGATGAGCCGCACGCTGTCGGTTCCCATTGGGACCACCATCTTTCATATCCTCAAGTTCGACGCATCCACCCAGCTCAAGCTATTGGGCGATTTGCAGAAGGAGGTCTTGCCGGCTGCTGGCTCGCTGTTTGGTGCCGTCGTGGGTGGCCAGTCAAGCGACGGCTCCGCGGGTGCTGGCGGGGCCACACTGCGAGACGAGCAGGCCGTCATGCAAGCCCTGCGACACCTGTCCAGCCGCCTGGGTGGCGACGAGCTGCAGAAGTGGTTTGGGCTGCTGGTCGGCCCCGACAACGTCAGCTTCGAGCTCGAGGGCCGCGAGCCGCAAAAGCTCACCGACGCCCATCGCGGGCTGGCGTTCCAGGACTTCTCCGAAATCCTGGAGCTCATGTACCACGTCCTGATGCACAACTTCGCCGGCCCTTTGGCGCGTTGGGCCAGCCGCTTTGGTCTGGCCCGCGGGAAGCTGGGGAGTCTGTCGGCGTCTTCCGCCCCGACTTTGAGCGAGAGCTGATCATCTGGCGGCCGATCCTGGCCGGCCACGTCAGCCTCGACGCGGTGCGCCAGGGGCATGTGGACCTCCTGGACATCCTGAAGCTGAATGCCCTGATGGACGCGCAGGAGGCCCAGCAGGCCCACGCCAATAGGAAAGACCGATGAATGTAGTTCGCGAGCTGGTGACCCTCCTGCGGTACGAGGTGGACGATTCGGGCCTGCAGAAGTACCAGCAAGCCTATTCGGAGGTCCAGAACACCATTGCACGGGTCACCGAATCCGCCGTGCAACGCATGCGAGAGAGCTTGCGGCAGGCCGCGACCCTGCGACCCGCAGCCGTACCCACGCCAGCCGTGAGTACGCCGACGTCCGTAGGCCTGCCGTCAGTACCTCGTGGCGCGGCTGCGGCTGTTGCTGGCGTTGGGGCGGCATCGGCTTTTCCGGTCAACGTCGCGGATGCGCGAGCTCGGATTGGGCAGGTTCAGGCCGCCTACGGCACCCTCATGGCCAAGGCGCGCAGCGGCCTGCACACGGTTCGGGAAATCGGAATCGGCACCTGGGAGGGCATTCGCCTGGGCATCCAGGACGCGCGCCAGGCTCAGGACAGAATGACCCGCGCGCAATGGCAGGGCGTGCGCGTACTCAAGGAGCAGGCCGGCGCCTTCTCCGGCCTGCGCAAGATCGTCGGCACGGTGTTTGGCGTGGCTGTTGTCCGGCGGATATTCGGAGACATCGATGCGTGGGGCCAGATGGAGGCCCGCATGCGCCAGGCGACCGCTTCGGCGCAGGAGTACTCGGAGGTCGACCAACAACTGGCCCGCGTGGCCCGCCTGACCTACAAATCGTACGAGTCCAACGCCGAGCTGTTCGTCCGCACGCGCCGCACCATGGCCGACCTGGGCAAAAGCACCCAGGACACGGTGGACGTGACGGAAGGCCTGGCGCTTGGTATGGCGCTATCCAGCACCAAGGCGCAAGACCAGGAATCGGTCATCGCTTCGCTGACCACCGCCATCATGCAGGGCAAGCTGGCCATGCATCAGTACAGCACGCTGATGCGGGCGGCGCCTCGCCTGCAGGTGGCGCTGGCGGATGGGCTGGGCCTGACCACGGACAAGCTGCTCGAGCAGGTGAAGGCCGGCCGCCTCACCAGCGACAGGTTCCTGCCGGCGCTTCAGTCGCAACTGGTGAAGATGCGCATCGAGGCGCAGGACATGCCGGTGACCATGGCGGATGCCATGACGGTCTGGAACAACGCCTTTCAGAGGTTCTGGGGGCAGGCCTGGCTCGGGCGCCAGGCGGTGCTGGCTGTCACCCGCGCCATTGAGTTTCTGGCCGACCACATCCAGACGGTGGTTGGGTTGCTGGCCTTGACAGGCGGCGCCTGGGGCTTGGTGAAGCTGCGGGCTTGGCTTCGCCTGGCCACGGTGCAATCGGGCGGGCTCATCCGTTCGCTGGTCTCCGCCACGCGCGCGGCGATCGGGCTGGATACGGCCATGGCGCTGCGCCGCGGCCCCGCCGGCGCGCGCCGGATGCTCGCCCTCTGGAACCGTACGCTTGTGCCGATGCTCCGGATGGCCGCGCTGCTGTACACGATCTACCTGCTGATGGACGACATCGGCGTTTGGTATCGGGGCGGCGACTCGATGCTGGGCGACCTGATCGGCCCGGTGAAAGAGTGGAAGGACGAGATCCAGACGGTCAAGACTTTCCTCATACAGATCAAGGACATGCTCGGCGGAGCCGGCCAGGACCTCAAACCCTGGCTCAAAGGGCTTGGCACTATTCTGATCATGGTCTATGGGCTGTGGCGGATCTTCCGAGGGCTGTTGTGGGTGTTGGGCGTGGTCCGCGACGTATTCGTGTTCTTGGCGACGCGGGTGGTGCCGATGCTATGGCGTGCCTTCGTGATGACGCCGTGGGGCCGCATCGCAGCGCTCGTCATCGGCGGCCTGTGGCTGATCTGGAAGTACTGGGATCAGATCAACAAGGCCCTGGGCGACGCCTGGACCTGGCTGCGGAGCAAAGCCAAAGGGACCTTCTTCGAACCGGTCCTCGAGTACATCGACGCATTGTGGGCGTTCTGGGTGGAGCTGGTGAAGGGCGTCGTTGCCCTGTTCACCGGCGACTGGGACGGCGCGATCGCGCATTGGCGCAACGCCTTCAGCAGCTTGTGGAAGTTCTTCGAGGATATCGGCGGCCGCATGATCGCCAAGATCCAGGAGATCGGGGCCGCCATCACCAAGTGGATTACCGACAAGGTCGAGACGGCCGCGAAGTGGCTGGAGCGGCTGCTGCCGGGGGACATGCTGACCGACGACCACAAGGCTGCCATGGCCGCCCCAAAGGAGCTGCTGGGCCACAAGGCTGTCTGGCAGGCGTTTGCAAACGGCGCGGGCGTTCCGCTCGTGTCGGCCGGTGCTGCCGTGCGCGCCGGCGCGCCTGGTGGGCGAGGCCCTATGACCGTAGAGATCCACAACGAAACCACGGTCAATGCGCCTGGCGCTGATCCGGGCGCGGTTGCCGGCGCGACCGCGCGCGGCCTGGCCAACACCCAGCGGCGCAGCATTGACCGCCTGGCAGAGTTTCTGGACTTTCATACGGGCGTAGAAGCCGCAAGGTAGGGGTAGAGCCGCGATGAGCTTCGTGTCGATGGTGTTTGGGTGGGGCGGGGGCAGCAGCATCGGCGTGCTGCCCCTGGACGCCCTGATCAGCGAGAGAACCTCGCTCAACAGCCGGGCGACCGAGTACCCGGTCGAGGACGGCCCGCCGGTGACCGACCACGTCGTCCAGGAATCGGAGCTGCTTACCCTGGAAGGTTGGGTGACGGCGGCGGAAGCCTCGTTGCTGGGCGGGATGAAGACGATCGCTTCGCGCATTGGCGGCCATGGCGGAGGCGGCCGCTCCAAGCTGATCGGGGCCAAAGAGGCACTGCGCAAGATCCACGCAGACCGGCTGCCAGTGACCGTCGTGACCGGCTTGGATGTCTATGTCGGGTTCGTCATGGAGCGGTGCGATATCGACCGCAACAACGAGGACGGCGAGCGGTTCAGCATCAGCGCGGACTTCCGCAAGATCCGCAAGGTCGCGATGCGCCAGGCCGTGATCCCGCCCGAAAAGGTCAAGGGCGGCGTGAAGGGCAAGGCGGGCGCCACCAAGACCAACGCCGGCAAGGCGACCCCCAAGGAAGTGTCGGTGCTCAAGAGCGATACCGGCCAGATCATCGGGAAAATCAAACAGGTCATCTTCGGGAAATGACGCGATGCTGCAGATACCGATCCTGGACGCCAATGACAGCCTCACTGAGGTGGAGCTGGACGGCGCCACGTTCTTTCTGGGCCTGTCCTGGAACAGCGAGGCCGAGCGGTGGACGCTGTCCATCGAGAACGCCTACAACGAGGTGATCGTCGCCGGCATCGCCGTTGTGCCCGATACGCCGTTGCTGGCGCTGTATCGGCACTTGGCGGTGCCGGCCGGCGAGCTGGTGGCGCTGGCGCCCGACCGACGCGACGCAATCGACCGGCAGGCCTTGGCCGCCGGCAAGGTGGCGCTGGTGTACGTCGAGGCGGCTGAGGTGGCCCATGGCGAGGTTTGATCGCGTGTACCGCCTGCTGGTGGGCAAGCCGAACCAGAAGGGTTTGGAGATCCGGCAGCCCATGCGGGTGACCTTTGAAGTCAGCAAGGACGCCCAGGAAGAGCCCAACGACCACAAGATCAGGATCTACAACCTCGCCGCGGACACGCGCCGGGCGCTGGAAGAACCCGGTTTGCGCTGCGTGCTGTACGCCGGCTATGCCGAAGAGGGCGGGCCGCTATTGATGGCGTCGGGCAGCGTGGTTTACGCCTACACCTGGTACGAACTGCCGGATGTGGTGACCGAGCTTGCCGTGAAGGACGGCTACACCGAGGTGCGGGACACCGCTGTCTCGATTGGCCTGGGGGCGGGCGCACAGGCCAGCGCCATCATCCGGGATGTGGCGCGCCAGATGGGATTGCCCCTGGTGATGGCCGACGACGTGCCCGACCGCCGGTGGCAGCAGGGGTTTTCGTTCTACGGAGCCGCCCGCACCGCGCTGCACAAAGTGACGCAGGGTACCGGCCTGGAATGGTCGATCCAGAACCAGCAATTGCAGGTTGTGGGCCGGCGCGGGACGACCCGTCGCAAGGCGGTGGTGCTGGCAGCCGACACGGGACTGATCGGCTATCCGGAGCGCACGCGCGAAGCGGCAAGGGAAAAAGCCCGCGTGCGTGACAGCCAGACAAACGACGACGTCCGCCTGGTCAGCGCCCGCCAGCAGCTCGACGGCTGGCGCGTGACCTCGTTGTTGCTGCCTACGATCAATCCTGGCGACCTGGTCAAACTGGAGAGTCGCACGGTACAGGCCTTCCAGCGGGTGGAGGCGGTGCGCCACTACGGCGACAGCGCTGGCGGCGACTGGCAATCCGAGCTGCAGCTGGTCGATCCGCATCTGCCGCATCGTGAGAAGAGAAAGACATGAAAAACCCGATTGCAGGGCTCCGGGCCCTGATCGACGCCGAGTTGGCGGACGTGTACACGACTCTGCCGGGGGAAGTCGTGTCCTATGACGGCGTCACGGTGACCGCGCGCCCGGCCCTGGCCAAGCGCCTGGCAAACGGCGAAGTCCTGAAGCCGCCCCAGATCGTCCGAGTGCCGGTCAGGTGGTTCACCGGGGACGTGAACGGCGCGCAGGCGCTCATATCCGTCCCGCTCAAGGCGGGCGATCCGATCACGCTGTCGTTTTCGGCCCGTTCCATCGAAAACTGGCTGGCCGGCGAGGACGGGCCGCCCGACGATCCCCGCCAGTTCGACCTGTCGGATGCGTTCGCCAGCCCCGTGGTGCGGCCGGGAATCGCCAGGGCCGATACCGAGAATCTGAGCATTCAGTACGGCCAGGCCTCGATGAAGCTGTCGCCCGCTGGCGCGCTGAGCTTCGTGGTGGCGTCCTGGACAGTGCAGGCTGAGCAGACCACCTTCAACACGCCCCTGACCGTGAACGGGCCGCTGCGGTACACGCAGGGCCTGTCCGGCGAAGGAGGCGAGGGCGGTGCATCGATGACCGTCCGCGGCGGTGTGGCGTTCGAGGGTGGCCGGCTTACTCATGACGGTAAGGACGTGGGCGCCACGCACGTGCACCCCAACGGCATGGGCGGAATGACGGAGAAACCTGTCTGATGACAATTGATCTTGCTCTGTCCGACGACCACGATCTGGCGCTGGACCTTGTCGGCCGCGCCTCGCTGATCGACGGCGCCGCCAAGGTAGCGCAACAGATCAAGGTGACGCTGCTGGCCTTCCTGGGCGAGTGGTTCCTCGATACCAGCTTCGGCGTGCCGTACTTCGAGGAAGTCCTGGTGAAGGCTCCCAATCGAGCCGCGGTCGAGGCTGCGTTTCGCGCCCGGATCGGTGAGGTGCCTGGCGTGTCCCGCGTCCGGCGCCTGGGGCTGGAAATCGATCACGGCCAGCGGCTTCTGCGCGTCTCCTACGAGGCCGACACATCGGCGGGCCTGCTTGCCCAGGTAGTCGACCTGCATCGCCCCTGAACCCATTTTCTTGAGTAGTCCATGGCCTACGGTCTCACGCCGGACGGGTTCGTCCGCATGCGCCTGCCTGAAATCCGGCAGGAAATCATCGAAGACCTGCGCGCCCGGTTGAGGGCGGCAGGCATAAACGACGCCGTCGAAACGCGGCCAGACAGTGTCATCGGCCTGCTGATCGACACCTTTGCTGAGCGAGCGGCGGCCCTCTGGGAGCAAATGGAGGGCGTTTACCTGTCGATGTATCCCGGCTCGGCCGTCGGCGTGTCGCTAGATCGGTCGGTTGCCTTTACCGGGGTGACGCGCCAACCTGACCAGCAGGCACGGGCTTATGTCGTCCTGTATGGAGCTGAGGGTACGGCTGTTCCCGCCGGCGCCTTGGTGCGCCACCGGGTCAGCCAGAACCTCTGGGCGCTTGCCGGGGATGCGCAGATCCGCAGAGCTGCCACCGCCGACGTGTGGCTGCGGCCCGTGGTGACGCCTGCGTCGCTGTACGAGATCGTCGTTGACGGTCAGGCCTATTCCTACACTTCAGGCCCCAGCACCAACCTGCCGGCGATCCTGGCCGGCCTCGTGGCCGCACTGGCGTCCACGGGCCTGGCGGTTTCCAGCGATGGTGCGGCTATTCGCCTTCGAACCGATGGCCGAGTGGCGCGCGCTTTCACCTGGTCGCCGACCTTGGACCTGGTGCGCCTGGGCTCACCGGCGCTGGCCGTCTCGGCCGACCCGTCGGAAGAAGCGGCCGCGCCGGGCGACTTGAATGGCATCGTGACGGCCGTGGATGGTTGGGATGCGGTGGAGAACCTACAGGCCGGCGTCCCGGGTCGCTTGGCCGAAAATGACGCTGCGCTACGGGCGCGGTATCCCACTGGCTTGTTCCGCCTGGGGGCGGCGACCCTGCCAAGCCTCGCGCCAAACATCCGAGACCAAGTGCCTGGCGTGCGGGCGCTGCGTGTGTTCCAGAACACCAGCGATGACGTTGACCCGGCTGGCCGGCCGCCGCATTGCATCCATGTGGTCGTGGACGGCGGTCTGGACGACGAAGTCGCCCAGGCGATCTTTTGGACCAAAGGAGGCGGCATTGATACCCATGGGGCGACACGCGTCGTTGTGACCGACAAGCAAGGTGCTCGGCATCCCATCCAGTTCGACCGGCCGCAACGGGTCTTTGTCTGGGTGTGGTGCGCGGTGACGCTGCTGCCACCTTCTGAACAGGCCTTCCCGCCGGATGGATTCGACGCGATCACGGCAAGTCTCGCCGCGGCGGGGGATGGCTTCTCGATCGGGGACGACGTGATCCGCCAGCGGCTCTTTGGTGCGATCTACCGCACGCCGGGCATCGCCACGGTGGATCTGCGGCTGGCTCATTCCACGGATCCCGCTTTCGTCCCCCGCCAGGCTGACTACACCACTTCCAACATCGACATCCTGGATTCCCAGGTGGCCGTGTTTGACCAATCTCGCATCAAGGTGACGTGATGGACCTGCAGCAAGACCATCCCGGCATCGCCTGGTCCCACTGGCTGGGCCAGTTCCAAGGCAAGCCGAGGCTTGAAGCCTTGGTTAAAGCGTTGCTGAAGCCGGCGGACGGCCTGCAGGGCGCCTTGCTCGCCATGTACGAGCAGCGCTGGCTGGATACGGCCGAGGGGCGGCAGCTGGACGGCATTGGCGAAATCGTCGGGCTGCCGCGCGTTATCGACGACGCGATCTATGTGCGGTTCTTCGGCTTTGCCGGGCAGCCAAACGTCGGCGGCTTTGGTGAAGTGCGCTTGCGCCGAGCCAACGAGCGGTCGGTGGCTGGCTCGACCCGGCTGCTCGATGCCGAATACCGAAAGCTGCTGTATTGGAAGATCGCCCTGAACAACGGCCACGGCACGACGCCCGAAATCATGGCCTCGCTCAAACCGATCTTCGACGTCAACAACGTGGTGGTGCAGGACGCGGGCAACGCCAAGATCCGCATCTGGGTCAGCCGGATTCCAGGGCCGAACGACCCGCTGATGGTCAATCCCTACAAATGGGTGCCGGCGGCCGCTGGCGTGGGCGTGCAAATTATCTCCGGCTCAACGGAAAAGCCGTTTGGCTTTCGTGAGCAGGGTTTCTACGGTTTTGGCGCCGGCGTGCTGGCGCGGGAAATTCACTGATGGCTGAAACCAACTTCTTCCAGCTCTTCAAGGCAACGTGGGCACAGAACGGCACCACGGACCGGATCTCGGCTGCCCAGTACAGCACAGGGTGGGCCTACATCGGGTCGTTGCCGCCGACGGTGGAGCAATTCAATGCTGTGCAGCAGTTCACGGATCAGAAGCTGACCTGGGTTTACCGGCATCTGGAGGCCGTGGCCACCTTGACCGGCCGGGAGCTCACGGCGGCGGGCAGCGACGCGATCTCGTACGCATTCCAGAACTTGAATGCCTCGAGGCTGACCGCTGGCACCGTGCCGGTAGAACGACTGCCGGAAAAGGCGCCGGCCATGACGGTGGGCGCGGCCGCCAAATGGGAAACGCCGTGCAGTATCTCCATCAGTGGCGGAGCGACGGCGCGGGAAATATTGTTCGATGGATCCGCTGACGTGGCGCTGGAAGTGTTCCAGCTGGACATGAGGGCAGCCGTAAACCGATTGAGTCCGGTGAATGGCGGCACAGGTATGAATTGGGTTCCGCCGGGAAACTACCTGGTCGGCAATGGCACGGCCACCATGACCTCCAAAACGCCCGGCCAGGTTCTGGCCGACATCGGCGCCGCGTCACTGGACAGTAGCCGCCGAGTCCCCGAAATCAATAGCCGCTACCCCAACATACGGAATGCCGAACCCGGTGTTGACCTGAACACATACACCGAATCGAACGATTTCTACGTTCGTGCCCCAGCGCCCAACACGCCACCCAGCTGGACGGGTCAAGCGCTGCTGCGCGTGCGAGGGTGGGAATTACTGGTTTTTCAGGAATTTATCCAGTGGGGGGCCGGGGCTACCCGGTGGTGGCGGATGCGGGTGAACGCGACGACCTGGGGGCCATGGCGCAGGATCGCCGAAGTGGACGGTCCAGCGTTCACAGGTGCGCCTACCGCCCCGACGCCGGCGCTGACCGACAACAGCACCCGGCTCGCCACTACCGCTCACGTTGCGGGCTCCGTGCGCGCTGCATTAGACGCATATGCCGCCACCAGAGGGCGTTCCTCGGCCCAATTTGGTGCGACGGGCTGGTGGCGCTGCGGCGATACGGGATTCATCCGGCAGTGGGGCGTTTCGAAGATTCCCTACGATTCGGAAGCCTGGGTGACGTACCCCATCGCCTTTCCGAATATGTGCTTGGGCGGAAACGCTACGCATGCAGAGCGATTCCTCGTAACGCAAGACGCTGGCGTTGGGTTGATCGCGGCCGGTAACGCCGCTGCGCTCGTCCGCAATGGGGTGGGCGCAGACTCGCGGGCCTACTTGCCGAACCCTGCAGATAGGGCCTCGTTGATCTACTGGGAAGTCTGGGGATACTGATGACCACCTACCATTTCTCGCCCAGCCGGTTGGCGTTCTATCCGGACAACTTGCGTGACGTATACGAGGCCAGCCCCCAGGGCTGGCCGGACGACGGTGTCGAGGTCAGTCCCGAGCTTTACGAACGACTGTATTCCGAACACCTGCAAGGGCGTGTGTTCTGCGCTGGGCCCGACGGCGAACCGATGACGAAGGAGCCTGATCCGCCGTCACCCGAACAGTTGGCCGCCACTGAGCGCGCCTGGCGTGGATCGCAGTTGGATGCGACCGACGCCCTGGTCCAGCGCCATCGAGACGAGCTCGAGGACGGGACTAGCACCACATTGAGCGCTGAGCAGTACCAGGAGCTGCAGGTGTATCGCCACGCCCTGCGAGAGTGGCCGGAGGCGGAAGGCTTTCCGTCGACAGATCTGCGCCCCGTGGCGCCGGCCTGGTTGTCCCAGCGTTGACCCGGCGCCTGCATCCGCATCGCACATAGACCGCCCCGGCGGTCTTTTTTTCGTCCATCCGGGAGGCAGCAATGCGACCCCATCAAAGGAATTTCTGCATGGAACCCACATCTGCCGGCTTCGGCGGCGGCGCCGCGGTGAAAGTGGCGCTCGCCTACGGCGCGCCTGCCGCGCTGGCCGCCATCCTCGGGTTGCTGATCATGCCGCCCAAGACCTCAAGGGAGTTCACCGTGCGCTCGATCTGCACGGTGGCGTGCTCGTTCATTTTCGGGCCGGCGCTGGCGGTCGCCGTCCTTACGTGGAAGCCTAGCCTGATGGAAGCCATGACCTGGCTTGCCCGGCATGGTGCCGACGGCGACGACCTGGCGCTGGCCAGGTTCTATGTCCTCGGGCCGAGCATGCTGCTCGCGGGCCTGCCGGCCTGGTGGGTGCTGGGCGCGTACATGCAGTGGATGTCGCGCATTCGGGAAATTGGGGTGGTGGCTTGGGTGAAAGAGGTGCTGGCGCTGCTGCCCTGGCGCCGGACTGGCGGGGAGGGGTGAGCAATGGATTTGAAAGAGGTTGTGGAACGGGCGATCGGTCCGGCGCTGGCGTCGCTGCCGGCTCGAATGGATACGCCAGCAGCGCGGGTCATGCTGCTGGCCATTGGCCTGCAGGAAAGCCGGTTCGTGCATCGGCGCCAGATCGGCGGGCCGGCGCGCGGTTTCTGGCAGTTCGAGAAGGGTTCGCGTGCGAGCCGCGGAGGCGTGTGGGGGGTATTCCTGCACGCGGCGAGCAAAGGCCACTTGGCGGCCTTGTGCAAGGCCCGCAGTGTGGCTTGTGACCCGGACGCGATCTACTCGGCGCTGGAGTATGACGACGTGCTGGCCGCCGGCGTTGCGCGGTTGCTGCTGTGGACCGATCCCAAGGCGCTGCCGGCTACTGGCGACGCTGACGCGGGATGGTCGCTGTATCTGCGCACCTGGCGCCCCGGAAAGCCGTATCCGCGGACCTGGCCGGCGCTGTATGCGCAGGCCGTGGCCGCCTTGGAGGCCTGACCATGCCCGCATTCGTACAACGCATTTGGGGCTACGTGGTCGCCGCCATGACAGCAGTAGCTGCGGTGGCGCTGGTCTACCAGCGCGGACGCAGCGCGGGCCGCGCGGATGAGCGCCAGGAGCGTAACGACCAAATCAACGAACAGGCGGCGAAGGCTCGCCAGGAGGTGCGCAATGTGGAGCACGAAACGGCCCGTATGGACGACGACGCTATTGCTGACGAGCTTAAGCATGACTGGGTGCGCGGCACCGGCAAAAGTCGGCGTTGAGTTCTGTGAATATGCGAAGCCGATTTATTTCGACGCCGTGGAGCAGGTGGAGGCGACGCCTGAGCCGGTTCTTCGCCAAATACGGGAGGGAAATGTGACTTGGAAACGCTTATGCAAAAAAAAAGCCACCTAGCGGATTGGGCTAGGTGGCTTGGCACTGCTTATTGCAAGTTACTTCTTGCGATTCGGGGGGCGTTTGCAGGACCGCAGAACGATCCGAAACGGCTTGCCGTTCGAACGGCGGATAGTGCGACCGTTCTTACGGATTGTCATGCGATAGATGACCTTTTCGTCGTCGAACATAGCTGTTCCTGTGACGCGAGGCCGCTACGAAAACTCGACGTTGTTTGACAGTCGCTAAGATTGCCGACTACATTTCAACTACAGCAATGAAGTTGTAACGCCTAGATGCACGAACCGTTGGCCTCGGCTGGGGAGTGCATTTTGGTCGGCCCCTGGGTCTGTTGGCGCAGACTTGGGGGCTTTTTATTTCCTACCCCTAAGATGTTTTCGCATCTCAAGCTTGAACCAATTCTAGTGGTGAGGTTGCAGGTCGGCAAGGCGCCCAAAAAACAGTGCGGAAGGCAAAAAATGCAGAAAAGGGGCATTTTTTTAAAGAAAAATGCGCTGTTTTGAAAAAAGGCGGAAATGTCAGCAGCAAGATTTATTTTTTGCTGTTGTTTTTTTTCAACAGTTCGAATAAATTTCCTGATCTGTGCTAGCCGACTTTTGAGGTGAAATGTCGTGGCCACGACTCAGGGGCGAAGAGCTCGGTTCCCAAAAGGTCTTCATCCCGGGCTTATCTCCTAGCGCAGTTGGCGCGACCCTTCCAGCAGTTCGGCCGTCATCTGGTCGCGCTCGATCACACAGGGCTCGTCGGCCAGGCCTGCCATCGGGTCGTCGTGGATCTTGCCCATGAGGCCAGCAACCTGGCCAATTCTGCCGGCCAATCTGTCCCAGCCGTGCCCGCCAGTGCCCTAGGTGACAAGCGATAGCTGGGTTGACCTCGCGCGCAGCCTATTTTTTACTTTCGATTTGATCCTTCTTGGTGAGTCCCACGAGGACTATCGCCCGGGCACACCTCGAGTTCGATAGCGGTGACAGTGGCCGGGAATGGGGGCTGCTAGCACAATAAAGCTATCACGGCTGGCGGCTTGGTGGTGATGTCAGGCTCACTCATTGACCCACTGCATCCACCATCCCTGGTAGTAGCGCACCCCGGCAATTTCTTCGAACCCTACCACCATCATGCCGCGGTCAGACGCGAAGGTCAGGAGTTGAGGTTCCAGTAGATCGGGGATGGCGCTAGGTACAGTGGCGCCGAACTTCGCCAGCGCGTCCATGGTCATGCGCGGCACATGCCGATTCAGGCCCTTGTGAAGCATGGAGTACATCCGGACCGTGCCCGGATCGGGGGACTAACGTGCGAACGGGCTTAGGACGCTCTTAGATATTGAAACGCGTTGTCCCCGTAAGGCAGTACCGCATACACAAAAATCTGGATGGAGTTACACTCTGTTATGTTATGGCTTATGAACTAACGGAGTGAGAATGGCGACGGCACAGAGCAGCATCAAGATCAAGTCCATCGAGTTCGGCCGTCCGCCGTTCCGAAAGCTGGGCGAATTAAAAATTGATTTTGCCGATCGGCTCACCGTCATTGCAGGCCATAACGGCATCGGAAAGTCCACGATTCTTGGTTTGCTCACTAACACTTTCGGATTAACCGATGAGTCAGGCCCGAAGAGTTACTTCGGGGATTCCTTCTACCATAACATCGAAAAGATCGTTTATTTGGCTCTCGAAGAGGTGGACGTAGCTCAGCAAGCCCCTGCGTCTTTGCCTGTTGTCATTTCAAATGTAGGAGGTATTGATGTTCGCAAACGTTGCGCGCTAACGCGACGGGCCCGCTATAAGCGAGCGCGGGTTGTGCCTCGAACTGTCGAAAGAACTGATGACGATCCGGTTGGGCCCGACGCGAAAGTTCCCTTGCCCACTATCTACCTGGGCATGCGGAGGCTTGCCTCGATTGGAGAGGCAGACGAGCGAGAAGTGACGAGTACCACGCCGGAAATGCACGACGAAGATCGGGAGCTCATGGCCGAATTCGTGAGGGCAGTCATTCTGGGAACTCAGGTCAATGACGGAGTTACTCACCATTCAATAAAGGGTTCAAAGAAGAAGACGATCCAACCCGGCTATGATTTGCACGACGCTCAAGCCGTTTCTGTCGGACAAGACAGTCTCGCCAGTATTGCGACGGCGTTGGCCTCGTTTAACCAGTTGCAGCGTGAATTGGGAGGGGCGTACCCCGGTGGACTGCTGGTGATCGACGAACTGGATGTGGGCTTCCATCCGCACGCGATCGGCAAGCTGGCAATCGCGCTTAAAAAATATGCGAAGCGATTGCGCTTGCAAGTGGTTGCGACAACTCATTCTCCGTCGCTAATTCAAGCCGTCCACCCCGATGGAGATGGCAATGCACACGCGCCAGATAAGGTGGTGTATTTGCTTGATACACGATCGCCTCGACTGGCTGAGGATCAATCTCTCGCCGCGATTTTGGGTGATATGACGTTGAAAGTTGATCGTTCAATCCCCCCAAAAGTGAAGAAGCCCGCACTTTGTGTCTATTTCGAAGACGCCGAAGGGGTGCAATTTCTTGATGGCCTTCTGCCAGTAAAAAGTAGGGCTCAGATCGGTCGGAATAACGGGGTTGTGATCAAGCTGGTTCCCCTTGGTGTTGGAGGGTCAAATTTGATAGGTCTGCCAGATAAAGATCCAATCTTTCGGGACCGGGTGCTCGTTGTTGATGCAGATACGACCATTTCGCAAAAAGCAGCCAGGCGTGGGAATACGATCAAACTACCCTGCAAGAGGGGTAGCCGGGGCGTAGCACGGTCTCCGGAAAATACAATTATCGATTTTCTTCGTGGACTCACAGTGGGTGCAGCAGATTTGAATCGACAAATCATGCTGAAATTCAAGGTCAGAAATGTCAGCAGCGATTTGATCCTTGAAACTTTTTTTGCGGGCGGGGGCGGTGCAAATCAACAGCGCGATGCAACGAAATCGTGGTGGATCGATCATTGGGAGCAATTGAAGAAATGGGGGGTGGTGGGGGTGTGGGCGGATGTCCATCCTGAAGAAGTCGGCGCTTTCATCGAGAGCTTTGAGACGGCCGTGGCTCGCACGGCTCCCAGGCTGTTCTAGCCGGGCTGGCCAAGGTGGCTTTCGACAGGCTATAGTTGCGACATGTACTCGAATAAGCTCTACTCCCCCTTGCGATATCCAGGTGGTAAGGTGCGCTTTGCCCCGCTGATTGCAGGAGTGATGCGAGCCAGCCAATTGGAAGGTGGCCACTACCTTGAACCCTATGCGGGCGGTGCGGGCGTAGCCCTTGCTTTGCTCTTCGATGGAGTCGTGGAACAGGCCCATATCAATGACTTTGATCCGGCCGTCGCAGTTTTTTGGCGTGTGGCAACGAAGCAAAGCGATGCTCTGATCGAACTTGTGGCGAACGCGCCAGTGGACATGGACGCGTGGTACCACTGGCGTTCGGTAATGAACGGGCAACAACCCGCTACCGATTTAGAACGAGCCTTCGCCACTTTATTCTTGAACCGTACGAACCGATCTGGGATCCTGAAGGGCGGCGTAATCGGTGGCAAGAGCCAGAGCGGCGAATACAAGTTAGACGCTCGCTTTATGCGGCAGGAAATTTGCAGTCGACTGGAACGCATTGGCAAGCATGCGAAATGCCTCCATGTGTATGAGGAAGACGCATTTAGCTTGCTATTGCGCTGCCATCAATTTCTTCCGTTGCGATCAATGGTGTATCTCGATCCGCCCTATTATGTTAAGGGGGCTGGGCTTTACCGCAATTTCTATAAGCATGAGGACCATGCAAAGATCGCAAAATTACTAGGCAGTCCCAAATTTCGACGTCCGTGGATTGTCTCGTATGATGATGCTCCGGAAATTCGGTCTATGTACATCTACGCTCGTTCCTACTGCTATGGCTTGAACTACACAGCTCAAAGGCGATACAAGGGGGCGGAAGTGATGTTTTTCAGCGACCGATTGCAGCCGTGCGATGAGGTCGAGTGCGATCAAATGGCGTTGGAACTGGCCTAGGTGCTCAAGAGCTAAGATTGCTGCAGTCTGCCCGAGCAAGCATAAGTGAATAAGGGTAGAAATAAGGGTAGGGATATGGCCTTGGTCAGCGCGGCGCCTTGAAAATCAAAAGGTTGCGCCGCGCTTCCGATTCCAATACCGCCTACCAAATTCCTGCAAAGTGAGTGTTTGATAGAGCTAGTCAAGCACCACCCCGAAAGCCGCGACAGTCCTTGACTTCGCGGCTTTTTGCTTTGTGTGCTGCCAAGTAGCGCCAAGCGATTTAAGGGTAGGCCCCTTGGTCTTCATTTTTCCGCCTTGACTGCGCAGCGATCGAGATAATCCGACCACCACTGCATCAACTGCCGGCGCTCGTCCAGGTCAGTCCCGAGCTATACGAACGACTGTATTCCGAACACCTGCTGGGACGGGTGTTCTGCGCTGGGCCCGACGGCGAGCCGATGACGCAGGAGCCTGATCCGCTGTCACCCGAACAGGTGGCCGCCACCGAGCGCGCCTGGTGTGGATCGCAGTTGGATGCGACCGACGCTCTGGTCCAGCGCCATCAAGACGAGCTTGAGGACGGGGCCAACACCACATTGAGCGCTGGGCAGTACCAGGAGCTGCAGGCGTATCGCCGTTCGCTGCGAGAGTGGCCGGAGACGGAAGGCTTCCCGTCGACAGATCTGCGTCCGTTGGCGCCGGCTTGGTTGTCCCAGCGCTAACCAGGCGCCCGCATCCACATTGCTCATAGACCGCCTCGGCGGTCATTTTTTCGTCCATTCGGGAGGCAGTAATGCGACCCCATCAAAGGAATTTCTGCATGGAACCCACATCTGCCTGCATCGGCGGCGGCGCGGTGAAAGTGGCGCTGGCCGCCATCCTTGGGCTGCTGATCATGCCACCCAAGACCTCAAGGGAGTTCACCGTGCGCTCGATCTGCACGGTGGCGTGCTCGTTCATTTTCGGGCCGGCGCTGGCGGTCGCCGTCGTCACGTGGAAGCCCAGCCTGATGGAAGCCATGACGTGGCCTGCCCGGCATGGTGCCGACGGTGACGACCTGGCGCTGGCCAGGTTCTACGTCCTCGGGCCGAGCATCTTGATCGCGGGCCTGCCGGCCTGGTGGGGGCTGGGTGCCTATATGCAGTGGATGTCGCGCATTCGCGAGATCGGGGTTATTGCGTGGGGGAAAGAGGCGCTGGCGCTGTTGCCCTGGCGCCGAACTTGATCCCTCTGCTCGATCGGATTATTTCGCCCTCCGCGTCGGGATCCGGCAACTGACGGCGCAACTGCAAGCCTGCCAAGCGCGGCTACGCTGAGCGAGTGTCACGCGCCACGCCGCAGGCTATGACATGGTAGCGTTGGCTGAAGAGGCTCCTGCTTCGACCCCGGAGGCAGAACTACAGGTCGGCGTAGCGTGGCAACAAATCCTGGTCTACCAAGCGCATCTCGATATGATTCGCCAATTCGATATGCCCGGGATTGTCGACCGAAAACACCTCGTTCGCGACACTGACGATGATAGTGCCAGTCTGCGGCTTTCCTGCGGCGGGTACGGGAATCAACGCCTGGGCTTCCGGAACTTGCTGAGCAGTGATTACTTGCGGCAAGTACAGCATCCAGCCCACGCCAGGCTTGTCGTCGAAAACTTGCTTTTGAGCGTAATAGCGCGGTGAGACGGACACATACAAAGGGCGAAAAATCTGCACCAACCCAATAACAATATCTTTAACCGAATCCGCGCCACCGAACCTGTCGTCTCGCCGTTTATGGTTTGAAATGGTCAGGGTACAAGGCTGCCTCTTGTCATTCGCATGTAGTGCAAGCGAAACCCCGTTGTGTTGCTCGCGAGCCCCGTTCCAAATTGAAACGAGCGTGAACGACTTGTCATTTCGGTACTTTTGATTGAGCACTGCAAGCAATGCTGTTGATGGCTCTCCGTCCTCAAAAGCTGGATATAGGTACGCCTCTTCAATGGAGTCGCCTTGCGCGAACCAGTTGTCCAAGCCTTCCGACTTCTCAGCCAACAGAGTGGTAATGCTGTGCATTCGTCGCAGCATCTCAGGGAAGTCTTCCGAGGCGAGCGTTGGGTCTCTGAATTTGCACGTAATGATCATTTTCGCTCTCTAGGGACGCCATTCCGACTCAACACGATATTCGATCAATACCGAGTACATTAGCGCTAGTGTCTTAGGGGTTTGAAAGTACCATCTCAATCGCGTCGGCGGAGAACTGTTAACGGCAAAAGCTTGCCGCTCAATGTCTCCTTGCATGGTGCGAAAGCCTCCAAACCATTCTGGGATCTCCCCATCATCATCAATGAACTGATCGTAGTCACCTTTGGCCTCCTGCAGCAGGCACTCGGCAGATATGAAGCCGTCAAAATGGATCTCAAAGGCATCTCCAAGGGCATTTCCGACCCAATACCATTCCTCACTCCACAGGCAATACTCGGTATCGTAGGCAAATCCAGTTATCCGGGCCTGATATTCGTAGGCATTCCAGTTCACGCCGTGCTTGCGCCTCACTTTCGTCCCGAGATCGGGCGGGCACTTCTTACATGGCTCCCCAGTTCTAGGCAAGGCGCGATCCGTGGGCTTGGCTTCACTGTCCTCGCGTGGCGTATCGCCTGGCAGGGTAGCCACGCCGCCTAGTACCGCGCCTGCCGCAGCGCTTGCCGCGGCTCGGGCGAGCGCCGCCGCAATGGCCTCCGCGATCCAACCCGCTAGGGGAATTGCCAACGGTCCTGGCATATAGCTTTACTCCGTCTTTTGCGGGTCAGCGCCATGGCGTAATTGCCATTGCATCACCTGGATGAAGTCATGAAATCGTTGATCCGCCGGGCGTCCAGGCTTGTCCATCCAGCGAAGCAAGCCGGGCTGTTTGTAAAACCCCGGCACCAGCGCTTCAGTTCTGAGGAAATCAACGAGATTGGAGTCCTCTTCAATTCCCATGGCGCGTGCCTGTGCCAATGCAGTGGCAAGCCGCTCTGATAACCCGCCGGGAGAAAGGCCTGGATAGTCCCGCAGAATGTCCCGTGTGATGGCCTCGACAAAGCCCCTTGAGTCGATCGCGCACAGGCCTTCGACCTGTTGTGGGGTGAGTTCAAGCTGCATGAGTCTGGTGAATCGTGGTGAGTTGCCCGTTGCGCTGCACCAGCCAATCTTGAGCCGGCGCAAAGAGCCAGGCGCGTTGAGCGGGCGTCAAGATGGCGGCTATGTCGCTCGTGATCCTTGCATCGTAGTAGCGCAGCAGTGCGGTGGAACCATTGGGCATGCGTACATTCAGTCGCGCACGCAACGCCGCTGCCAAGTCTTCTGCCGCGTAGCCACTGATAATCCAGACACACCCAATCGCGCCATCGCCAAGTTGCCGCAACGAAGCCATATGAGAATCTGGGTTGTCCGTACAGTCCAGAAGCCAAGGACCAGCGTTGGCCAACGCTGCGTCAGGGGTTCCATCGAACAGCGCGATGCTCGATGCGGTGCGAAACAAGCCCAGATCGGACGAAATCTCAGCATATAGCAGCCCGTCAACCAGGCCGTACATTCGCAGGGGATACGTCGTCTGCTGCTGGCGAGAGGTGTAATGACCCAGTGAAAACCTGCTCACGTCATAATCGAGGGAATTGACGATGAGCATGAAGATGGAAGACGACATCAAACGCTGGACGGCCAAGCGCAAGAGCGCGCTAGTGCTGGACATCATT